TTTAGAACTATTTTCTAACCCCAGACGGTCGGTCTATCGTGCATGGGTGCGCCTGACTCAACCTGCTGCGGTATTCGTGAAGTTTTTCTGATGAGAAAATGTATCAGCGCGCAATGGCCCAGATAAATAGTCCCCACCAGAAAAGGGACCAAATAACCATACCCATAAGCAAGGAGAAGTATCCCCACATACGCAGACGAAGGCGACGCTTGGTTTTTGTAAAAGTTTGCGACGGACTTTCTTGTTTCTCTTTCAGAAATCCGAGTTCTTGCATCATCAAACGACAGGCTGGTTCGTTTTCAGCGAGGGTCATACAGCCATAAACTTTTCGATTGTCAAGAAGTTGCGGAATGCCAGCCCTACGCAGATTACTAGCAAAAATAATGTAATCCCAGCCCATAGTTCCATTTTGATACGAAATAACACTAAGAACATCTCGACGAATCAAATAAGTTGCGTGGACAAGTTCGACTTCGTGGATGCCAGGGGAGGAGCGCTCTAGAAGCGGGTAGTAGTCAGGGTGGTCCATAACATCGCCGTAGTCGTTCACTTTGTTAGCAAAGTTGGAGTACCACGGGTTTGCCCATTGGTTTTTTGCGTTCTCGTTTGGGTCGTAGGCGTATCGCAGTAAAGGAGCAACAACGGGTAGGTCTAGGCCAACGAGGGAACTAAGGGTGTCGGGAGCGATAAAGTTATCAACATCCGAGGTGAAGTAGAAGTCAGCATTGTAACGGCGTGCAACACTTAGCCCTTCATCCCTTAGCCTTCTGATTACCTCAAGGCGGTCTTGAGTCCAGTCGTGGGAGCCGGTGTCGGTAATGGGTTCGGCAACATCCATTGAGTCGAAGAGTAAAGATTTGTATTCGCCACCCTTAGCCTCAACCCACTCCGCAAGTATGTCTGCCGTTGCGTCTGAATTATTATTTGTTCTGAGGTAAATAATAATCCGGTCTTTGGGGTAGTCCCAGTTGTCAAGGGTCTCTAGATACAACGGCAAAACAGGCTCTTTGTCCTTTGCCAGAATGTGTAAAAAAACTAAAGGTTGCATAACAAAATCCTTATCGGTTAGAGCAATCGTGAAAAATACTTTCGGGGACCCATTCGCCGCATTTTTTGCAAGTCATCGTGTGCCTCTCCCGTATTTTTTTGTAGGGTAGAACCAGAAAACCCAGATGTGTCGCCCCAAAAATACGTCCAAGTTGATTCCAACTTTAGGGCACGACGCAAAAACCCAACCGAAACGCTTAGTCGGGCTTGGGTACCTTCCTTTGCTTGTGTTGTAGTACCTAAATGTCACAGTTTGATTCCCCTCGACGCCATGAGGCATCGCGTCGAGCAACTTGTAATAGTAAAATACGGCGGAACATCCCAGCCGTGGTCGGAATGCGCTTCGTTGGCGGTGGCTGTTATTTGTCTGCCGCAATGACGACAAGTAAAGGTCTTGGTCGTTTCAAATTCGGGTCCAGTTCCCCATGTCATAATTCTACTCCACACTCCGGACAGGGCAAACCTAAGTCAACCAGCCGGGCAATAGTTGAGCGACCAACGTGGTCGCAGGGTTCTAAGGGCGCAATATCGGCCAATAGGTATGCAACGGCGCACCAGCCGTGGTATTCCCAACAACCTTCGTAATGGGTTGAGTCCGGCTGTGACGCAAGGGCACTTTGGATGGCCTGAAGTGTTTCGGGGGTCATCGGCTTATCCAAAAGCACCAGATAGCAAACACCATGAGCGCAGACCAGACAGCCCAGAAACCCTGCAGGTCAGTCATAGTCGCACATCTCCCTGCCGGTATCACAGTGGTACCACACAGGCTTGATGTTATAGGTGTCGATTGGCTTTCCGCAGTTCTTACAGAGACTCATAGCATTGGCTGTTGTTGGTTCTTAGCCCACTCAACCCTAGCCTCAATAATCGGCCAGTAGTCCTCAGTCATCTCACAACCGACCCAATCAAAACCTTCCATAACAGCAGCCATAGCGGTTGTGCCTGAACCAAGGAACGGGTCTAGGACTATCCCACCTGGGGGAGTAACTAACTTGACAAGGTAACGCATTAGGGCTAGGGGCTTGACTGTGGGGTGGTTGTTTGCGCCGTCTGTTCCAGCGTTTCGTTCTGACTTAGATGCCTTAGCGCAGTAAAAGAAACGTGCTGCGGAACCGGAATCACCGTATTCCCCATTAGGTTGTCCAGCCTTGATGCCCATACCGTTGCCATAGACACCATTGTTAAACCCGTCAGAAGTCCGTATCCCAGCCTTTCCACTTTTACTTTCAGGGAACCCTGCCAGCACTTCATCTGACCCGTCATGGATTACGTTGGCAGGCCAGCGACCTTCTCGTTCAGCGCCACCATTATTGTTTGTGCCACCCTCAAATGAGCCGTTAAAGCCCTTACCGTTTGTGGTGACTACGGTTTCAGTTCCAACCCTTGACCCGTCAATGTTCAGGGCACCCGTTCCGTAAGTCAGAACATTGTTAGCGACAGTCCCGATAAGGGGCTTGCGAGCGACCACGATTGGTTCGTGCGCTGGTTTAAGTGCCGTTCCCCAGCCTTGCCATTCGTCTTTCAAGTTGTGCGATTTGGGAAAACCAGAGCCATAGAGCCACATAATCTGGTCACGTATTTCGAAGCCGGAGTCCTCAATGGCTACGACCATGCGGTGATAGGTGCGAGAGCCGGAGAAGGCTAGAAGGTGTCCACCTGGCTTTAGCACCCGCAAGCACTCAGCCCATAGGTTTTGGTTGTAAGCAATACCGGAGTTGTCCCATGCCTTGCCCATAAACCCTAACTCGTAGGGCGGGTCGGTGACAATAGAATCCACGGAGGCAGTCTCTAAAGTTTTTAGCGTTTCTAGGCAATTGCCCTTAAGTAACGTCATCGGCTTATCCACATGCACCAGATAGCAAACGCCATCAACGCAGACCAGACGGCCCAGAAGCCAATAGTCTCACTCACAGTTTCTCTCCACACTTAGGGCAGTAGGTGAACTCAATCACACCCAACTCGCCTTCGCCATTCGGAATAAGTCCACCCTCTGAGTGGTTGCACTCGTTTGTGGGCATTGTGTCAGAAGTAGCACTTGCACGTATATCTGTGACTGCTGGCTCAATGACATCGAGCACTTTGATTACGTCACAGGGGTATTCGCCAACGCACCCAGCCTCACACTCGTTGTTCGAACAGTAACCGCAGACGCAGGGCCGATGTTTATCTCGTAGGTCCCGCAGGTCGAGAACGTGGCTGCTCGCTTGAACTAAACGTAGTTCTTCTTCGGTCCAGTCGCACACATTATCCGTACCCCATTTGTTTGGGACTAAAGTCTGATAAAAAATGGCGTAATCAACATTGACAATCTTCATTACATCGCCGCCGCCGGTACGCGTTACCTCGTCACCCACTTTAAATATTGGTTTGGGGAAACTCATTCTTCATCATCCTCGGGGACAATGATTTCGCCGTCTACCTCAATGCATCGGCAAGAACTTGGTCCTCCCGCCCCGCAGTTCAAACACCACGGTTCGTTCACAATAGATGGGTCATCGTACCAATCATTTTTACTCATTGTTGTGCCTCCTTCTGGGCTAATGGTAATTGTAGTTGAGTTTCGTCAACTTTGCAAGTAAAATGTTTTTCCGCGGCGGTCATAACCGCTCGTACAATAAACTCCGAAAGAGTTTCCCCCGTAATAACGCAAGCCTGACCTATTGCAATCAACTCTTCGCCAGTTAGGTCAAAATCAATGCTAGACGTTTTTTCCCGGCAGACACAGCGATACTCCGGCTCATCGCACTTTTTGCATGACTCCCACGGTTCTACCATTCTTCCACCTCCCACATCCATACTAGTATCAAAACAAGCAACAGTATTATTCCCGCCGTCATTATGCTCCACCATCGTTTTTTTGTTTGTACCATCTTAATAAGTTCCTTGAATAGACGGGTGCGTAGAAAAAACTTGCCACAAGAAAACCGTACTGATGGGAGGCAACGGAGTAAACTCCCCACAAAATTGTGTTTACAATAAGTATAGCCCAGCCCCAGTAATATTTTCTACCAATAAAATACGCTCCGGTGAGGCCGACAAACTCGAGAATCCATGACCACATAACTACCAGTTTTCCTTTGAAGCAAGTATTTCCTTGATGGGAGTTAAGTGTTGGGCCTTTACTGCCACACGTTGTGTATCTCCGTTATAGAAGTCTCCCAAACTCCATAGTCTATCGGCAAAACCGCCGCCTAAAATACGAACGGTTGTCAACTGATTTTTTGTTTTAGAAGCACAAAAGTCGCAAACACAATTGTATTGTTCGGCAAGTTTACTTTCGACCCATAGAACTAATCTACCGGCGTCAGCATCTTTCTTGTCTACGGGCATAGAGCCACTACTGCGGCGCCACTTAATCTCTAATTCGTTGATGCCCCAAAGACCGTCGGGTAATGCGCTGTAAGTCTTGTGGTCCGCAACATCCCAAATGCCGGCATAACAATAAGCGCCAATAAGCCGACACGCGCCAATTTCAGCAGACGAGGCATGAACGTTGGCCAATATGTTGTCTGGCATGAGTTTAGAAGCATCGTACGACGCCCTGTCGCCCTTGCCTTGATTTTCGCGGTCACGTCCGGCGCCCACTCGATAGGCAAGTTCTTCTTCCCACGGGTACAAGGGAGTCCAAATGGCGTGTTCTTGCAGTTTTGCAACGCTACTATCCATTGGGGTTTAACTCTTCCTTGAGGCACTTGTCGCAAAAAGTTCGCCACCAGCCGTGCTTGCGGAGAGAACCATCTGCACCGCATTGTTCGCAAATAATATAAGACATTTCTTCGGCCTGACGAATCAAACTGCGGATTGCCGTGTGCGCCGCTTCGGGCAAACCGTCAGGAATGGTGACGTAGTAACGCAAGCCACCAAATTTTTCCTTTACTTGCTCAACAACGTAATTGGGACAAATTGTCTTAATACGTCGGTCAAGGTCGGCCACAAGTTCAACCCAACCTTCGTTGATGTCAAAATATGCGGTTCGCTTAAATTTGTGGTTACGGCCTGCCACTTGCTACTCCTCCGTAGCGGGGACATCCTCTTCGGCAGGCTGTGGCGTCATTGCGATAATCGCAGACTGTTCTAGCCACTCAAAAATCTGCTGAGGTTCCGTTCCCTCTTCCCAGTATTCGCCGGCTTTAACGTTCTCTACCAAAAAAGAAGCGGCAATCATAGAGGCTGTGCGCCACTTGAAACTGTCTCCGGCAAGGTTCATCATTACTGCGTCCAGCGAACCGTTGATGCCCTCTGCGATGCGGTTGGCATAAACAACAGCCTCAAGGGAGGTGTCGAACGAAGCAACTTCGGTGTCGTTGATAAGTACGAATGAAATGCCTTCACGCTCAATCAAACGAATCGAAGAAGCATCGGCCTCGTCTAGAGATGATGGGGCATGTGTGAATCGAACGTGGCCGCCAGAAATGTGGTCGGTCCAATCGTTGTAAAGAAAATCTTCTTGCGTGGTCATTGTGGAACTCCTATTCCGTTATTGAGCGGTTGCTCGCCATAGTTTAAATGATACTTCGTTGATGTCGTCAATGGGTTGTCCGTTGACTTCACGCCACCATCTAGGGGCATCCAGCGCCTCCATTATGAGGTCTATTTCCGCAAAGGTTAGGCTGACGGGCACGGGGACGGTTTCCGCCTCACGCTCTTCACGCCGTTTCCGCGCCTCACTTGTGCTCGACATAGTTGGGGTGTCCTTTCCAGAAGGGGAATGATGGTGGTATAAAGGTATCGGGAACCTGGTCAAAAACAAGGTTTAGTTTTGTAAGAAGCGATTCCATAACGTTTTCGTCGGCCCAGCCAAACTCTTCTAGGTGCATGCGATAAAACTTAAAATCGTAAAAGATGTTGACAAGGACTTCTGTCTCTTCTTTTGACAACAAAAGGTTGATTGGACTGTTCATTACGCTCCTATGCCGGCCATACGTATTCAAGTGTATCAGACAGTCCGCTCTCAAAGATAGTTACATAGTGGTCGGGGTCTTTGCGTAACAAGTTGCTACGGTGGCTTTTGTGCAGGTCGTAATTGCCCAGCCAAAACGGAGCAAACCACTCTGACGGCGGGATGTCCACAACAAGATTTTTGGACTTTTCGAGGCAAGTGTCCTTGTACCCGCGGCTGGTCCACTCAAAGCAAATAGCCTCTTGGTACATCAACAGGGCACCCCGTCGGCCTCGCCACATTTTGACCGCTGGGTGGTTTTGCCATCCGTAGTCGGGGTCATTAAGAGCCTTAAGAATCTGCAGGTTTTCTACTCGCTGTTTACCTAGACGTTGACGGTCTAGACACTTGGCTGATTCTGAAAAGTTTTGATACGGCAGGAACGTTTGCATGCCACTCCTTTCTAGAGTGAGTTCAGTATACAGTCCAGACGAGGTCTTGTCAAACAAATGTTTAACAATTTTCCGTGTAAATGTTTGACTCTGCAAAATCGTGCTGTACACTATTTCTACAAGGCCTCACCGCCCACTCCGGTGTCATCTTGTTGTTGTTACCTCCTTTCCGGAGAAGACCCCCTCGAAAGAGGGGGTCTTCTCTGTTCCAAAGGGTTGCTTCTTAAATAATGTGTGGTATAATGTTAGTAACTAAGTAAATCACTAGTTATTATGAACATGGATGTCGACCCGTCTGGGTGGCACAAAACAGAATTCCGTGCTAAGGTACGGTAAGCAGTAGCAGTAGTCAAAAGAAACTCGAAAGGACTCTCCGACCAATGCGAAGCAAAAGCAAACACTATCGATTGCCCGTAGTGGGCATAATCATAATTTTCTCTTTAATAGGTTTCCCCAGAATAATGGCGGACGGTGCTACTACTCAAGTAGCAGACGTACTTGCCACCACTTCAACCACGACCACGTTGGTCCCGATGTCCGTCATGGCACAGTGGGAAAAGGTGGCTTGGTGTGAGCAACACGGCAACTGGCATTTTAACGGTTCTCGTTATGACGGCGGCCTTGGAATTATGCGGGCCAACTGGTACGCCTTCGGGGGGCGTCAGTTTGCCCCCGAAGCGCATTTGGCCACACCCGAACAACAGGTTGTTGTGGCCCGACGCATACAGGCCTCCGGGGGCGTGCCCAATTATGTTCCCGACCAAGACGGCACCTGCTCGGGATGGTAGACTTACCACATGAGCGATTTAGAGCAAAAGCAAAATTGGAAAATTGAAGCCTACGGAAAGTGCAACCGCATTTATCAGCCGGTCTGCACCTATTGGGAGGAAGAAGTTTCCTTCGATGAGGCATACGAAACTTTTCTAGACCTAGTTGGGCCCGTTCCTCCTCGCAACCTTGTTATACACGCCAGCGAAAATCCGGATTACGCTTTTTACGAGATACGTCTTATCGAGGTCCGCACCGGCTATCAGGGTGCACACATTGGTTGGAACAATGCCGTTATGAAGTCTCTCATCAAAGACATGATGGAAAACCCGATTGTTACCATGCGAATCGAAATGGAAATAGACATTGACGCCTCACTTGCGGCGACCCCTGATGAATGGGACTTGCAAGAGTTGTTAGAGTTTGGTATGCTAAGACTTGTCGACAATGCGTCGAACAACGAAGAGGAGTAACAGTGGAAGAATTTGAAGAGTTTGAATTTGTGGCAGGTTTTGATGACGGCGGAGAACGTTGCATCAGTAAGGCCATTGTCAGCAACGGAGCAGAAATTTCTGCCTTGATGGTTGACCAATCTGCCATTAGCAAGGAAGATGACCCATACGAGGTTATCAACATCGAGGGTAGCAGAGACGTTATAATTGCTATTTCAGTTGATTTTGTTAACCACATCTTAGAATCGTCGCCCAGCAAAATGATGGGGGCGTACGCTCTTGGTTCCTTTGTTGGTCAGATGATGACCGATGTGGCTCGTGACATTCTTGAAGGTTACGAACCATCGTCACAATACGACTGCGGACACGAAGATGAAATTAACTAGCCCTGAGATATACGCCCGCTTAGAGCGAATGCGTGCTTTGGCTGTTATTGAAAAAGCGCAGAGAGAAGAGACCAACGTGGTCGATTCCCTTGTTATGCACATGGTTCCGTTGTCTTTGATTCTCGAACTGACCGGCGAGGAGCCCGACCGTTCCTCAAAGCGAAGTAGAAACAACTCAGGAGCCAAACTGCACGCTTGGGCGGTTGAGAACATTGGCCGCGAAGTAAAGAAGATTGATGTTGCAGATGGTCTGAGCGTGTCGGAGTCGACCGCCTATAAGGTCATCAGGGACAACATCGATTACTTTAGCCCCATTAAACGAGGTCTCTATCTTGTCAGAGATGGCAAGGCAGAAAGAAAGGCTGCTAAATCGACAGGTAAATAACCTGCCGATTTGCGTCTGCGGTGCAACTCCGCTAAACTAACAACAACACTCTAGGACAGGAGAAATTATGAGTGAAATTACAGATTCGGCAAAGCCGATGAAGCAGGAAGACCCACGACCCCGCAAGAAGGGCTACCGTGGTAGTAACAGCCGCACGTTGGCACGTCGAGCACAATTGACGAACAACCCAGGCCAATGGTTTGTGTGGAAGGAAAACGCTAAAACTGCTGGTGACACTGGTCAGGCTCTTCGTACCCTTCTTGGTCTGACCTCTATTAAGGGTCTAGACCGCAAGGCTCTCCCATTTGAATCCACGTCTCGTGTGAACGAGGACAAGACGTGGTGCGTTTACGTCCGCTATGTGGGCGAAGACCGCGAATACGCTAACGCGTAGGTGGGAACAGAAAAAGGGGCCGGGATTAACCCGGCCCCTTTTTTCTTGTCTTGTTAGGCTTTGCGAACTACGGTGATGTCAACAATGTTGGCAGCCCAAGTGGGTTCGATGTCCGGACCCATTTCACGCATCTTGGTTGCAAACAAATTGCGTGCAAGGTCAATCTGCGATTCGGACAACTTAAGGTCCTGGCTCAGAATGATAGCCATAAATGCAGCGCCGACTAAGGATGCCTGATGTTCCTCAAGTTCAATTACGCGCTTACGAAGGTCGTACTTCATCATAAACTCAAGAGAAGATTGGAACCGTTCCCACGCTCGTTCTAGAATCTCAATAAGTGCTCGGGCGTGCTCCACGCCAGCCTTGTCAGTGGTTTCAATCGCACCGTTAAGTTCGTCAAGTTTACTCTCCATCATTAAAGACCATTGCTTCATCTTAGAAGCAAGCATCCATGCCTCGACTTCTGGGGGCCCAATAGGTGCGGCTTCTCCCAACCGTTCCGAAAGAGTTGATAACTCCCTTCCCATTTGTACCCTTACTGCACTTTTGACGTGATTAAGGGTTGCCCCAAGGTGGAACTTACAGGTTCCCTCGCCCAGATGGTTTGTTCCCATGCCAGCCGTTTTGTTGCAATGACGAACAAAACCAAGTTCCTTGAGTCGCTTGTCTCTGACCTTAGCGTTGCACTTGCCTTCTACCGGTTCAGCGTTGCCCGGCATTTTGTTGTCAGGGTACATTGCGGCCCAGACTTCTTCGTTAGTCATTTAAGTTCCTTTTGACTGATACGCCCTCAATGGTCACTTCGGAGAAAACGTTTCCCCCGGTGGCGTAATAAGTAAACGCCGGATGGTTGGACATACTCTTCAACCTTCGACGAACTTGTTTGCGAGTTTTGATTTGGATAATTGTTGCGCTGATTATCATACTCAGGCCCAACAAAATCATAATTACTGCTACTGTGTTTGTCATTTTGACACTTTCTTTGCTCGATAATTTTTGATGTAGGCTCGATGTGCCTCTTGGCAACCGCATTCCGTTCTGGCTCCGTCATAGAAAAACGGAATCTTTCGCCGTTGATGGGCTTGGTAGCCCCGCTCGGTGTTATGTTCAATAGGTTTTAATTCGTAAGCCGACTTAGAGACAACGCGGGCAACGCCAGAGTCGATGAAGGGCTGCTTCATGCCCAGTCGTTGTCGCTCTTTAGCACGCCATTGTTCAGTTGTACCCGCCCAATAGCCGTGTGCTTCATAGGTTAAAGCGTGACTTAGGCACTCTTTACGCACGGGACAAGCCCCGCAAAGTGCTGTCATTTTCTCTGTAATTTCTGTGCCGTAAAAATCCTCACCGCTTCCGCGGCAAATTGAATTGTCGGCCCACTGTTGTGAAATCATTGTTGTCCCTCCGGACAGTTAAAGAATAAGACTTTTCATTGCTACGGCGTCTTCTTCCCAAGAAGTTTCCGTTCCAAGTCGTACGATGAACGCACACGGGTCCAGTCCGGCGTCAAATAGTTCGCCTTCTGTCTCCGTAATCGGCGCGCCGTCGTGTATTTCGCATACAACTCGAGAGCAGAACCCGTTAGAAATGCCATATTCAATCCATTCATTGTAAGTAAAAAGGGGACTGGTCATTATAGCGCTTTCTTGCTTGCATTTGCAATTTCCATCACAATTCATTGTTGTCCTCCTTTAAGGTGACCCGCAAAACCTTTACGGGCTTCATAACACTTTGTGAGTATTTAGCGGCTACTTCCACCGCGGTGATTAGTTCAGCCTTGCCAATTTCTTCGCAGGCTTCTAGGTACCCCAAGGCATAAGGCGCACCGGCGCCGATGGCCATAAACGGTGACTTTAGGTCAATGACCGAAAAATCAACCTGAATAAGCGAAAGAGGCTTATTTGGGTAGGCAAAAAGGATTTCGGTATCCAGTGCGTCGTTGTCCTTCTTTAGTTCCCTAAGGGCCCCAAGGACGTTGTAGGGCGTGCATTTCGTAGCCTTGAGGGATTCAATGGCGTTAATAACGCTCCAATCTCCCGCCGCTCCAATTAAACCCTCACCAGCGTGCTTGATAGCCTTGGGGGTGGTAGTTTCGTAAATAACACCGTCACCAGAAAGCGCGGAGTCAAAAGCCATCCACGCCTCGTTTTTAGTTCTGTAAGCAACCACTACGCTCATTATTCACCCACCGGTCCGTCCCATGCCCCATCAACAAGCCAATTCCTGTCACGGAGAATCCTATCAGGCCAGTCAACGCCAGTCAAGCGGTCTCCACGGTAACGCTTAACGTGCATCATTGTGGGGTCATCTTGGTCTTTGTAGAGCGAGATACCAATTTCTGGCCATGCCATCCATCGCTGTGAACCCATAGGGGTAAGGTCTCGCTTCTCCCCAGACTTACCCTTTGCGGCGTGATGCTCCATAATTAGGGCAAAACCGTACTTGATGCGAAGGTCATCAAGGACAGCCATCGCTTCATCGGCAGAATCTTCGTAGGATTCACTAGAGCCGCGTCGATACATCTTGTAGATGGGGCCAATGCAGACAAGGTCTGGTTTGTGGTGGGCAATCTCGCGTTGAATCTCAGAGCGGTCAGCCAGTTTGCGAATTTCAATACCACCGGGCCGACGAAAAATCTTCAATCGCTCTGAGTCGTAGTCTTCAGCCCGAGACTCAAGAAAGTTGGCAAAAGGAACAGCCGTTTGCAAAATAGCCTGTGCTGGGTTTTCAAGGTCGATTACCAAAGCGCGGATTGGCTTAATAGCCCGGTGTGAGAAGGGGTGAATGCCCTGCGAGGCAGACATAGCAATTGTACGAAGCAAAAGCGACTTACCGGCCCCTTCCTCGGCGACAACAATGGTTCGGTAGTCTTGGTTCATCATTCCCGGGATTACGGTCGGGGCGAGACTCTCAGCGTTCATCGACAACTCATCGATGGTCATAGCCTCTGGCTCTGACGTTTGGGCGGTACCAAGCCCAGAAATGAACTTCTCTACTCGTCCCGCCTCCTCGTAGGGGTCCACGCCGTCGGTAACCACGTTTGCGGAGCGTATAAGGCTCTCAATCAGCCTGCGAGAAGCGTGGTGGGTAGTAATAATCTTTGCCCAACCCTCGACATTGGCGGTTCCGGGGGTGTTTACCATCAAATCAGTAAGGATGTTGACCAAATCGGGCGTATGCATCTCGGCGCACACCACGATTGGGTCTGGGATTACTCCGTCTTGAACCAGATTGCCAATTGCTTCAAACGTCCGGCGGTGGCGAGGATTGTAAAAGGCATCAGCCTCACACATGTCCATAACACGACTTGCGGTCTCGTATGAGAGGAGCATCGCCCCAATGAGGGAATCCTCAGCGACTTGGTCATGGGGAATTTTGTTAGTTGTCATTACGTTGTTCCTCTTCTAGTTCCAGTAACCAATTTGGCGACGCGCCCCTTGAGCATCTAACTCGTAGGGAATTCCACTCACGTCGACCAACTGGCCTTTTGTATTCCGTACACGACTGTAGCCGTGCTTTGCGGGATTGTCAAGTCCACGCTCTCCTGGGTGCCATACACCCGTGAGGTCGTAGAGGTCCCAGATGAGGGCGACCTTCTCTGTCTCGGCATCCAAGATGAATGGTACCTCGACCTTGGGCAACCAGTCCCGCCAGCGTTCGCCCTTACCAAAGAACGTTGCGCCGTGAAGAGTATAACGCTCTTCTTGCCCAATACGCTCTGATGCGTAGTTGCGGGTGGCAAGAGTAAGTTCTTCTAACGATACACCACGACGAAGCGTTGAGCAAAATGCCTTGTACGAGTTTGATTTGTTAATGCGTCGAGGATAAATCTGCCAGAGTGATTCAAAGTCTTCGCTGTAATCGTTCTTGGCGTTCTTGCGAGATGAAGTTTCCGATGAAGCAGAAATTTCTGCAGTATTATTAGTAGTATTAATAGTATTATTATTAATACTATATACGGCTGGCAACTGGCTGCCACCCTGGCTACTGGCTGCCACCCCAACGTGCTCCGACTTAGCGGGCCACAAGTAGTAGCGATTTCCCATCTGGCGGCCGTTCACAACAACGTGTTCAGCGATAAGTGCGCCAGCATCGCGGAGTTCGTAAATAGCCTCTCGAGCCGTCCGCTCGGATACGTCAAGAAGGAGCGCCAAAGACTTGTGTGTGGTTCCGGGGATAGTGAACGAACCGTTCAGCGCACCCTTCATGTAACCCCACAGCCTCACGGCGCGGTCAGACAAATCTGGGTGAGTGACAATCCAGCCCGGAATTACAACAGAGCGTTCTGCCGTAAGCGAGCCAATAATTACATCGTTCCCCACTGTGATTTGTCCAACGACTTCCTTTCCATCGGTCGTTGAAGTTGTTACCTCTGTCATTATTTCTTCATTCCTCTTTCCGCTAATCGGATGATTAGGTCGTTAACTATACTCGCAGTTTTGACATTGTCAACTCCGTCGGTGACGGATTCTACAATTAGTTGCTTCTTCTGTAAGAGCAAGTATATGTCCTCGTCAATCGTATCGGGGGCAAGAAGATACCACGCCGTAGCGCCGTGCATGTCATTCACTCGACCGTAGGCACGGGATACGCACTGTTCGTGCAGTGCGGGGGTCCATCCAAGTTCACAAAAGACAACGTCACTAGCGGCAGTAAGGGTAAGACCTTCGCTGGCCGCGGTCATGTTGGCTACGAATACACGACATTCGGGGTCGGTCTGAAAGCGGGTGACAGCGGCATCACGGTCAGCAGTAGATACACCACCACGAATCTTGACCGCCACATCACGGTAGCGAGCGTAAATCTTCTCTACCAACTCAATGTGTTCGGCGTAGACGATGACCTTCTCACCATCGCTAGATTCAAGAAAATTATCAATCCAATCGGTGATAGTGCTGTGCTTAATCCTTGCCGCAGCGTCCCGCAGCCCGGTAAGGCGTACAAGGTGCTCAGCGTTCATCAGCGTAATCTTTTTGTGCCAGTAGGCCTCTACCTCATCCTCACCGGCTTCAGCCGCCAGCAACATAGCCTTCTCAGCAAAGTATTCGACAACATCCCGCTCAACCTGCTTGTACCATTCCATTTGGTCATTGGGCACCTCGAGATACTGTACGGCGTTACGCAGTTCAGGTAGTTCCTCGTAGATGTCTTTCTTCAACCGGCGTACAAAGCACAGCGACCGCATCCGTTCGTTGAGTTCTTTGGTATTGGTAGCCACGTTCCGTTGGGGTGCATAACGGTTCTGAAACCGCCACGCTCCGCCAAAATGCTCTAGCATTCCAATGGCTTCTAACTGCGGCACCAGTTCCATTGGCCTATTGGTGATAGGCGTTCCCGTGAGCAAAAGAACAAAATTATTTTTGGGGAGGCTCTTCGCCAACTTCATTACCGCACCAGTCCGCTTGACGCTCCATTTTTCAACGGGCGTAATGCCAACCGTGCCGCAAATCTTGCAATTCTTAGTGTTAGAACGGACTACCGACTTGCAATCGGGGCATATATGACTACGCTTACCGTTCTTGATGGCGTGCGATTCATCGACAATCAACGAGTTAAACCCATTGGCATAAAATTCCGGGGTACGCTCCTGCAAGATGTCGTAATTGACAATCATCACATCCATCTTCTTACTCCAGCCACCCTCGGTAGGCTTCGTGCCGTCCAACATGACCACATTGAGATGGGGAAAGAAACGGGCGGTCTCCCGCATCCAGTTATACTTCAGGGTGTTCGGGCACACGATAACCACCGGCCACGCGTCCTCCGACGCAATAGTCGCGAGTGCTTGGACGGTTTTTCCAAGTCCGGGCTGGTCGCCGAGGATTGCCTTCCTAGCCTTTTTTAAGTACGCAACCCCAGCACGCTGATACGGCATCAACTCGCCTACCATGTTCGGAATAACTATGTCTGCATCTAACGCAGATGACGCTGTACGTTGTTCATCAATGAGTTTCACTGTGTCATTCATAAGAATCAAAAATTCTTCAGATGACGTAAAGGTGTTTGCGGTAGCAAACTCTAGGAGATTAACGTAATTTGACTGTGGAATTTGCCAAAATTTTTTTTCGTTATTCCATTTACAACCGGGGACCATAGATTTAATGGTATTAATGAGTCGTGGATTGTAGGGAAAGCGAACTACTACTTCACCTTCTTCTACATCCAGGTTGAATTCCCCGGCTGGCATTGACAGTTCGTCTTCCGAAACGGATAGAAGCGCGTACACTTCCGGTGAAAGCATAACCTTCCATTTGTCTGCGAGCGCCTTAACGGAAACTGCCTGCGAGGTAGGGAAGACATTCAGTTTGTCTTTTGGCTCCCAGCGCCTACCCTCAATGTCTCGGCAGTCCTCTACAAACCCTGGTTGAAAACGGGCACGCACAAAAATTTCATCTTCGACAAGCCACGCGTAGTTATACGAAAGTTGCATAATCCTCCTTACTGGTAATCTTAACATGTAAATGAACGGATGTACAGCAAAGTTGCTATACTGATGTTCAATCTAAGAAAGGATTGGTATGGCTAAGAAAACCTCAGCCCCGCGCGGTGGAAGCCTCGCATCCGTCATTGACTCCATCAATCAGCAGTTTGGTGCAGGTGCAATCATGCGCCTTGACAACTCAGATATTGTCCCCGTAGAAACTATTTCTACCGGCATTTTGCCGTTGGACATGGCTTTGGGCGTTGGTGGCTTGCCCCGAGGCCGTATTGTCGAGTTCTTCGGCCCCACTTCGTCGGGCAAGTCAACCGTTGCTCAGCACGCTATTGCATCTGCACAATCGCTCGGTTTGACCTGTGTCTACATTGACGCTGAACACACTTTTGACCCTGTGTACGCACAGGCTATTGGCATTGATGTTCAGTCTCTTATTCTCTCCCAGCCCGCCAACGCGGAGCAGGGTTTAGAGACCGCCATTCGGGTTATCGAGTCCGGCGAGGTGGCCCTTGTTGTCATTGACTCCGTAGCCGCATTGGTCCCCCGTGCCGAAATTGAAGGCGAGATGGGCGACCATCACGTCGGGCTCATGCCTCGAATTATGGGTCAGGCACTTCGCAAGATGACCCACGCCGCGTCCATTAACAACACGTTGGTTATTTTCATCAATCAATTGCGTGAAAAGATTGGTGTGATGTATGGGCCTAGCGAGTACACCCCCGGTGGCAAAGCCCTGCCTTACTACTCGTCAGTCCGTCTTGACATTCGTCGTATTCAGACCATTAAAACCGGCGAGGAATCAACTGCTAACCGCACCCGCGTCAAGGTTGCCAAAAACAAGGTAGCACCACCTTTCCGTCAGGCAGAGTTTGACCTTGAGTACGGTGTTGGCGTTTCTAGGTATGGTGTGCTTATTGATTGCGCTACTGACTTGGGGATTTTGCGCCGTGCCGGTGCGTACTTCAACTATGAAGGCGAAAACATTGGTCAGGGTAAAGAAAAAACCAAAAAGCGTCTAAAGGAAGACCCAGCGTTGTATCAAGAAATTTATAACCGCGTGATGGAAACCATCGGAGTTGTTGAGGTCGAAGAGGTTGTTGAAGATGACGACATTTAATACTAGAGTTTCTAACACGGTTGCCGTCAGGGAGGCGGTTGTTTCTTGGTACTCCAGTCACAAGTATGGTCCTAGTTTTAGAGACCTTGCAAAATTGACTGGACTATCGCTCGGAACTGTGTATAATGTGTGTCAGGAGTTGCGAGAGAGTGGGACCCTCGAGTTTGAGGACAATGTCGCTCGCACTATTAAGATAAAGGAAAGTAACAATGAATAAGTTCAAAGCAATCATCCCAACGTGGGACATGCCCGAAGAAGAGTGGTTGGCCTACCGCGCCAATGGTCTCGGCGGTTCTGACGCCGGTACCGTTTGTGGTGTCAACAAGTACAAGTCTGCCTACGCTTTGTGGGCTGAACGTACCAACCTTATTGAACGTGAAAACGTAGGCAATGAGGCTACCGATTGGGGCCACCGACTAGAGCGCGTTATTGCAGAGAAGTACGCCCACGACCACAAGCAGGCCGTCGTGGCATGGCCGGTCATTCTTGTATCAGAAAAGAATGACTTTATGTTCGCCAATATCGACTTTTGGATTGTCGAGCCCACCCCGGATTTCCCTGTCGGCGTTGTAACCGACTGGAAGAACAACATTGAGCCAGCGGGGGTCAAGGCAATCCTTGAAGTCAAGACCTCGGGCATTGCCAGCCCCGGCACCGTGCACCAGTGGTCGAACAATTCCATCCCTCAAAGTTACGTTTTGCAAACCGTTCACTACGGAATTGTCACAGGCGTTCACGAGATTATCTTTGCGGCGCTTTTGCCGCCAACGGGTTTGCAGGTTCGTCACCTTGCTTGGGACGAAGAACTCGCGGAAAACCTAGTTATCATTGAGCAACAGTTTTGGGACCTTGTTCAGACCAACACTGCACCCGAAGTCGACGGTTCTGATGCCACAGAAGCAGCGCAAGCAGCCCGTTACCCTCGCCACGAAGCCGGCAAGGGCCTTGAGGGTGGCATGGAACTGAAGTCGCTCTGGGAGGAATTCAGTGCCGCCAAGGTGGCCGCAGAAGAGGCCGATAAAGTCCGCAAGGGTCTTCGTGCCAAGATTATTGAAGTAGTCGGTAACGCCGAGTACGCTACTGTGGACGGGAACGTTATTCTGACTTACAAGGCTGGTAAAGAGGTAGAATCTTTGGACACCGACCGTTTGAGGCGTGAGGCCCCCGAAATCTTTGAGCAGTTCAAGAAGTTCCGCCCCAGTTCTCGCACACTTAGAGGAGTGAAGTAATGACCGCCGCAAAAATTACCCCGCCAGACTTGACACAACTCTTGGAAGCGGCTAACATTTCATTTGAAGAGGTCGATATGACCGAATATGAGGAAGGAACAAACAACATGACAGCATCCAACAGTGGACTGCCTACCGTTTACGAAGCGGTGCGTGGGGCTATGGAAGACGTTGGTTTTATCGCCAAGAATGGCTACAACGAGAATCAGCGTTACAAGTTTCTCGGCATCGAAGCCATTACTGCAGAGGTACAGCCCGCTCTTATCAAGAACGGTCTTACCATCTACCCGAACATCATTAGCCAGAGTGCTTACGACCGTGAGGGTGTGAACTCTTCCGGCAAGGCAACCATTGCTCACTTTGCAACCGTAGTGGTGGAATACACCATTGTCGGTCCCGCCGGTGACACTATTGTCTCTACGATGGTCGGAGAGGCTTCAGACACCGCAGACAAGGCGATGAACAAGGCTCTTGCTACCGCGGCTAAGTATTTCTTTAAGCAGTTCTTCTGGATTCCTACGGGAGACGAAGACCCAGATGCTTCTCACGAGGAGCAGTCCTACAGTTCTTACCAAGAGCCGGTACGCAAGCAGGCGCCACAGAGTCTTAGTGACACCGTGCGTGCGGCTGCCGGCAAGCCAACACAGGCCGTATCGGTCGGTGGTGGTGGCAAGATGGCATCAGAAGCGCAAACCCGCGCTATTTGGGCAATCACACACAAGGGTCTCAGCATGGACGACCCCCAGATGTGGGATGCGATTGACGCAGTTATCCACCGTCGCTCGGACAAGTTGACCGACCTGTCGATGGATGAAGCCAAGATTCTCATCGAACACTTTAAGTCACTTCAGTAAGGAGTTATAATGAATTCACACATCACAATTGCAGGCAATTTGACCCGCGACCCAGAAATCCGTTTTACGGACAGCGGTATGCAGGTTGCACGATTTGCCGTAGCCGTAAATCACAAGGATAAGAGCGGTGAAGAACGCACGTCTTTCTATGACGTTGTTACTTTCGGCGGTATGGCTGAGAACGTGGCAAACACGCTCACCCGTGGCAACCGCGCTACCGTCTCTGGTCGCCTTGAGGTCCGCAGTTACGAAAAGAAGGATGGCACGCCCGGAACTTCAGTAGAAGTTATTGCAGATGAAGTGGGCGTATCGCTCCGCTTTGACCGCGCTAGTGTCATTAAGACCGAACGTGCTACCGCTGGCGCTGGCGCCCGTGGTGGTAACTCCGGTGGAAGTTCGTACGAACCCTTCTAATGGGCCTACAAAGCCAAGCAAAGTCTGGCAAGACGCTTAGTTACGTTGACATCGAAAACGAAATGATTCGTCTTATGAACCATCAGGAGTCAATGACTGAGCGCCTTGCTGAACTTGCGAGAGACATGTCAGCCGCCGAAGCCGACCACAAAGCCAACTTTCACATAGCACGCTATGAGGCTCGCGTTAGTGGTGAACACGGCATGAAGGTAACAGCAGACATGGCAGAAGACATCGCTGTAATGGCAACTGTAGAATTTCGGCGTAAAGCCGAGGGTTTGCGGGCAGAGCACGATGCTACTAAGCAGGCTATTTTGACTGCACGCAGTAACCAAGAGTCACTACGTAGCCTTATGGCTTCGTACCGAGAATCAGGAGGCTGAAATGTCCTATGATGATGCAATGGGCGATTACGCACATGAACTAGAGGTTGAACTTCACGAACTTTATTTGTGGGTTGACAACTTGAAAGATGAAGTGATAAGTCTTCGTTCCCAACTGTCGGATGCTCATCGGCAGATTTCAGTTCTTCAAGAACAACTCATTCACTATTATCTCTAGTGAAGCGTTCACCGCTGAAGCGGGGCAAGGCCCTAAAGACCAAGACCCCGCTTCAGTCGCGAACGTCGCTGAAAAGCAAAAAAGGGCTCAAGACGCGTAGTGCGCTCAAGCCCCGCTCCAAAAAAATGGAGCAAATTTATAAAGAGCGTCGGCCCTTTGTAGAAAAGTTTTTATCGGAACACCCGTTATGCCAAGTTTATTGGAATAACAATTGTTTTGAAAGGTCTGTCGATGTCCACGAGATTAAACCGCGAAGCGCTGGCGGCAAGATAGTTGGTGGTGACGAAAGCGAATACCTAGCGGTATGCCGTTATTGTCACATGCAGATAGACAATTACCCGCAAGAAGCGCATAGACGAGGATTTAGAAAATGGTCATGGGAATGAAAGTTCATTACGTTCAAATAACACCCTTAATGAAGGGTGGGTTCGAAGTAGCATGCTCTTGCTACTGGTCGAAGAAAATAGAATCCCAGAATGAAGCAAGAGTGCAGGCACACCTTCATATTGTAGAACGCTACGCTGCTTAACATGCGCGCTAGTTCATTTGAAGAATACGAGATGCTGATGTTCATGCGCCTTGTCGACAGCATGAGGCCCTCGTTTTATTTTGATGGACTTTGTCTTGATAGCGGTCTGGAAAACTTCTTCCCCGGTCAGGGGAAATCTCACCTCGCTAAGAAGGCGGTAGCACTCTGCAATACTTGCCCCGTACAGGACGTATGTTTTAAATACGCTCTGGAGAACAAAGTCGAATATGGTATCTGGGGCGGAGCCTCGCAGGAAGACCGTAAAAAATGGCTTTCATCAGGTACTTCAGAGGACGATGCTTGGCAGGAATTTAAAAAAGACTGACGTTAGTCTTTGCCGCTCCGGTGCGCTTGTTGTCTGATAAAACTTTTCTTCCCGCCACAGAGTCCCAGCACCCCATTGGGTGCATATCTGAGTAGAAGTTTACCTTACCGTCTAGGTCCCAGAGCAACGCCCATTGGTTGCATACGGGGCAAACGGCAAACTGATTGTCAGGTTCACGTCTTTGCATTGTCGCCATTACTGACGTGTTGTCTGTAGGCGGTAGTTCTTTTTTTCTACGCCCCATGAGCGCTGTATTTTTTTCCACGGAACAATGCTACACCATCGTGGACCATGATGGGTTCAATCCACCAACCATCTTCGGTTTCCGTGAGAACGCCTACTGCATGTTGCCATGATTCTTGACGCTTATAAGGGCGTCCAAATTCATCCATACCGCCTCTAGTAGAGGGTACGGCACCGTCAATGCGGCAAAGACAGCCAAGGGTCCAAGATTGAACTTGTTGAGCCTGCCCATCGATTTCGTAAGTTTCACAATGCATGGAAACGTGGTGTGTGTGGCCCTGGATGGTGCTTTGACGTTCTGAATTTGCTTGCTTCTTCATGTCCAACTTCTCACCGTGCAAAGCGTACAGGGGAGTCTGTTCGCCGTGCGCCTCAGCCAACTTGATGCGGCCTGCTGGGTATGAACCAACATAGGTAACGCTTAAGTCCTGCAGGCGAAGCAGAAAAGGTATGGAGAGAACCGGCCATGATTCAGGGGCCTTGGCCTGTCGAAGACGCAATGCAGACATTGTGTTTCTTGCGACTGCCAGTTCAAGCCGATTGTCGTGGTTGCCACCAAGAAGATAAATTTCGGCATCGGGGCCAACGGCGGCACGCTGTTCGGCAAGGTATTCGTGGCCGCGGTCTAAGGCGGCCTGTGTCGTCAATACAAACTCTGGGTAAACGGTGAACTTAGAAGACCACTCGCTCATGTCAAGGTAGTCGCCAAGGTTGATAATCACGTCAGGCTTCATTGCCTTGACTATCTCGATACCTACAGCCATTGCATCTTCGTCGTGCATCGGAATCAATTCACCGTCGGTGGTGCGAAGGTAACCAATCTGAGTATCTGGAAGTATTACGGTTGTCTTGGCGCCTGTGGTTTTCGTGGACTTTGCTGATGAGAATTTAATTACGGTTGGTTTAGCCTGCTGAATGGTTGGCCATGCCGGACCCTCTTCCCACTTGGGGCTAAGAGTAATGGAATGAGAGGCAGACTGAACAACCTCACCGTCTTGACCCTTAGTCAACTTTTCCGTAATATTAATGCGGCTTACGGAGCCAATGTCCTCAATGTCAATACCATTGCGCTCAAGAATACCGGCAATCTGCTCGAGAGTAGCCTTTTTCTTTTTAGCACCGCTTACAAATTCGCTTACATCACTCACAACAACAAACCTGCCTCCGGTGCTCGGATAGCGTGGTCCGCTTTACTTTAAAGCCCCACGTCCCAAGAACTCTCATAATTTCAGTTGTAGGAATTTCCTCAACTGCATACGCCAATGCGGCGTTCAGTTTTTTCCATTGTTCTTCGGATAGTTCTAACGAACCAACCAAACATTTTTTTACTCGAATAAATTCAGACAAATCAACCTTGACCATCACCGTTCCCTTCATGCTAAGAATTATAGCACAAATGGATTGTTTAGGACTGTTAGGCTAAAATTTTGACGAGTTTTTGTCTTGCTGGCATCAGCGCCACCGGTTACATTGGTGCAAGCAACTGAAACATTCCACGAACCAGCAGTATACAAAGATGTGTCAATATCGGCGTAGTAAACTCCTACTGTGCCAAAGGAAACGCTGTTAATGGTTGTTCCTAAGTAAACTTGAGATAGTTCAATAGTGTTAGGGTTATAGTTGCAACTTGTCACTACGGAACCGCTAACAAAACCACTTTGACCACAAGTAATAATGGCACCCGTTACACCGCCAGAAATATCGGAAACATTGGTAATAAGATTAGAATTCTTAGTCAAAGTGCCGGTAAAGGTTGGCTTAATGATGGTGTTGGTTGGGTCACCGGTTCCCTGTGTATAGGTAAACGTGGTAAGAGTAGCCGGGTCGTCATTAACTTGAAACCCTAATTTTACCTTGTCTGGAGTTACAGGCATGCCGTTAGCATCAGTAAACGGAGGAGATACTTTGATGCGGAATTTGGTACCTTGAGGGAACTGATAAGGCGGACGCATATACATAGAGTGACTTTCAAGGGGAAATGTTGCAATTTTTACACCCATTGCAGGTGTTTGTACGATTGTAAAATCAACTGGTTGGCTCATCGGAGTTCGTTACCTACGCCGCCCATGATTCCGTCAAATTCGGCTGGAGTAATTTGTCCAGAGTCCACCGGGCAATCCCAGTTTCCATGTTCCCAGGCTTTTGCTACAAGGGCTGAGCAAATAAGAGTTCCTTTGCTGCGAACATCAAACACAATTTGCTTGGGTAAAGCAAGATTAATGGCAATGCTAACAATAGTAAGTATGCCATACTTTGTGCCCAGTTTTTTGTAAGCATATTCTACAGAGTTAATACGGCTAACTTCTTCGGGTATTTCTACAAATTTTAGTTTGCCCTTGGGTGCTACGTCTTCAAGTTTTACTTCTTCGCAACGACGAGCCATTTGAATTACCCAAATTTGACCGTTGGAGTCAATTTTGCTGACAATGGCCATGTGGTTCCAAGAACGGTATTTCCACCAACGAAGTGCTTGGCCAAAGCGAATAACAACACCGTAAACATTGCGGGTGTGTGCAAAAACGGCATCACCAGGACGAATGCTAGAGTTTTTAATCATAAGTTCTCCAAATCATGTCGCAGTCCAAGAATGTCAACGTTCCATATTGGACCGTGGTCAGCCTCGACAAAAACTTCAGGTATAATTGCCCAGGCTTCGTGGGCATATTTGTCCCACCAGTCCCAGGTCATATGTTCTTTGTGCCCCCAGGTGACAACGCCCATTCCGGAGGGGCTGGCGCCAGTGGCAACCATAGCGTGACCGCCAATAATTCCTTGTTCCTTGCCGGTTAAACTAATAGCATTCCCAGTCGTAAATTGACGTTCGGTTTCCTCGGTCATGTGAACGCCCAATAGCAAACCGCCAAAAGCATAAATTGCGGCGGTCATTTCTTTTCGGTTTTTAATATCAACCGGGGCATATGCAATAATTTTTGTGTTAAAAAGTCCCTGACGCATCCAATGGTCAAGAACAATTCGCTCAACAAGCCCGTTACCGTCAACGGCAAGATTGCGATAAGTTTCTGCAACAACATCGTCGCCGGGGTATTCAAAAATTTCGCTAACTTCAGCGTAAGCCAATTGTAGTAGGTGTATGGCACTGGCAATAGTGCAGTTGTTTAAGACATCGTTTAACGCTAAAGGAAAGTTTTTTACTTTCTTGGCGTAATCAAACGATTGCGGCGGCACAATTAATGAGCCTCTTACGTATTCCTGCAGGGTGCCAATGGCAATTGGGTCCCCTACTTCCATTCCCTTCATCCCTGCAGTACGTTGCATTATTTGGCCTCCAGCCTTTTATTTAATGCCATTGTTAAAGGTCTGCGCCTTCGTGATAACCAATATGCTTGGCTAATTTTTGTTCAAGACTGTCAACTTTTTCCGCATAGCGGGTTATAAAGTCCGTCAAATTGTCAATTTTTTCCTCAGACCGAGCAACAATGTCGCCAAGTCGTTGAGTATTTTTACCGTTGGGAGTAATGTCCTTGCTAATGGTATGCAGTTCTGTCCTGAGTTGAGTTTGTTCCGTTTGAAGTTGATGAATATTACTGGTCAATTCTTGTTCATGCCTGCGTTGTTCAACAATGTGAGCAACAAATTGGTGGTAGCCCTTAACAAGACCCCACACACCACCGCATACCAGAAAAATTGACGAAATAAATGTAAACCAAAAGTTTGCTGAGTTAAGCAAATTTGCTAACATAACGCACTATGCCTTCATGGGAGGCAAACCAACTTTGGGTCGGCGCTGGATAGTGTCGTATGTAAAGAAACGCTGCGGGGTACGCCCGTCAACGGCCTTAACGCCCTGATTTTGAGGAAGAATAAGTCCGGTTGGCTTGTTAACCCAAACATAACTGGGGTCGCCTTCTTTACCGTGGGAGAGCGTCATGATATTGGTGCCATGTACTTCAACAACAATAGCAACGTGGTCTCCGCCACCGGGACCGTAAATAACAGCATCACCGGGGCGAACCTTGGCCATCGGGATTTGCTTACCGCCGGTGATTAACGTAGCGGTGTTACCCCATCCACGGTAGCCGGCCTTATTGGGGTCAAGGCAGCCATTGACGTAATAAAGCATTGTGTACCAGCCTGAACAGTCGGTTTCAATGGGCCAAACCAATTGATTTAAATGCTCAAAAGCCATGCGCTTAGACAGGTCCTGGGTGTAATGCATGTGACCGCCGCCTTTGTTGGCGGCCATAATACGAGCAGTTTGCACAATATTGGCGCGCATGTCGGGTTTTAAAATAGGCATAAATTATTCCTTACTTGATTCCGGTAACGCTGAATTGACCGTTTTTAACTATCATACTGCCGACGGTGGTAGCAGCGAGGACGCTAAATGCATAAACCGTTGTAGAGATGGCCGTGTTAATAACTGCTGTTGCAGTGCCACCGCTATCAATATTTGCAATAAAAGTACCAGCAAAAGCACGTTCTTGAATAACTGCCCCGCCACCCGTTGGCGTGGCGGCAAAGTCAACAATCACCGCACCGTTTACCGTGGGTTTGGTGCCGGCCTGCACTGAGGGTTGACCTGCCTGGATTTGTGTGGTGTAGGTGCCGCCATTGGTGTCAAAATTGACAGACAATAGATATTGAGTAAATCCAGTAAGCGTCCCGCTCATAGAGGATGATGGCACAAGCGTGGCACCACTTGTAGAAATGTTAACGCCTGCGGTAGCAACATACCCCGCAACAATGGCGGGTGGGTTGCGCCAAGCATTTGCAGAACCATTATATTGAAGTATTTGCCCGGCGGTTGCACCAGTAGGAACAGTACTGATAGTAGCCCACTGAAGCGCACCAAGTCCCGAACTGTACTGAAGAAACTGACCATCTGTTGTTGCAAGCGGAATTTTATAAGCAATAAGGTTGGTCCACGCACCAGACTGATATACCTGGATGGTGCCATTAGGGTTAATCCAAACCAAACCCGGGAAAGGTGCACTTGGAGTTGTTGACGATGAGACAACATCGGGCCCAAGGTTACGCCACGAGGTCCCGTCGTAATAGTTCAAACCGTAGTAACCGTTGGTGTTTGTAAGGTCGCTGCACCACCAAATGTCGCCAATGGCCCCAGAGGGGGTGGTTGCCCCGCTGGCGGTTTGATGATAAATGGTCGCGCCGTCAATAGCCAAGGCAATGTTGCCCATGTCGCTAGAGATGTTTGCCTGGTCCGTAGTGGCGGGGTATGGAATGTTAAGTCGTGAAGTGTGGTTCATTTAATATCCTCCGATATAAATAATCAAACCGGCTGGCCGGTAACGGTAAATGTACGATGTTACTTTTGAGTTTGTCGTTGGGGTGGTGCTGGGGTTCAACCCTGAATAGGAACCAGAGGCGCCACCAATACTTTGAACGTAAGTTTCAACGTCGCTATATCGAGTGTTGTAGGTGATATTTCCGTTAATATCTTGAGTATCTGCTATGGTTTCTAATTGTTGATACGAAAAAAGATTAAAACAATATCTAGGCAACAAAATAGTAAATGCATAATCGGCATGGTTGTAACCGCTGTCGACGTATTGCGTTTGCTCCATAACAATAACTTGTTTCATTGCTACGGATAAACCTCTACTTTTTAATTGGGCATTTAAAGCCGCAATTAAAGATGAAATAAGTGCCGATACTGTCCCACGTTGAAAAGACGAGTGCGTTTGAATTTTGTTAATTTTATCCGACTTAGGCGCGGTGGAGGCAGGGTCAAGACGAACCCCAACAAATTGCCCGAGCCAAGGCAACGCCGCTTCCGGCACACGGTTTGGTTTTTCGACTACACCGTTTACCGTCAATCCTGTGTCCAGAATTTGCGACCACCCTTGAGCATTAGGGTAATTAACAACGTCCCTAACACCATCTACGCCAATATTGTCTCGACTATATGAGTCAATAATGTCAATAATTTGGGCGGCTCCAAAAAGGAAGTAGTACAACATGAAGTAATTGCTCGAGTCCCATTTACGAATAAATCCAGGGACGGCACCATAAACTTGATTGGTACTATAACTAGGAAAGGATGTTAAAGGGTCCATGTCCGAAGTTAAAACGACAGTCATTATACACTTCCCAGTGCTACGTCAGAACTATTGGAGTAAACGGTTCCAACAACGTTGTTGGCAATTGGCAATGGTGCAACACCAGTCATTCCTACATTCCCGGTTCCAACGGTTGTTGGGAAAAGCGTTGTGCTGGTTACTGCAATTTTAATTGACGTTATGTTTGCAATACCAGGAACAATACTCAAAACACCGGCAATGTCCAGAATAGTTAAATTGGTTTGTGTTATATCCCATTTGGGAGGGCTTTGGTCCCCCCCACCCCAGTTGGCGGGAGACAGGAATTTACGAATTGCTGCGTTGCCTGCAGTTTGCACGTCTCCTACAGCGTAACCAGGATTAACCGTCCCGGTCCACACAACATCGATAGGAACGTAATTTGGGCTCAACGAGTAAACGTTAAAATTAATTTCTCGGTAAGTTTCTAGGTAGTCCACAAGCGTTTTGTTCACGGCAGTGTTAACAGCCAGACCGCTTTGGTCGACCGGAACTAATGCAACGCTCCTTGGGGCAACATATGCGTTTGTAACGTATTGGTCACCAGGAGACCACGTATACCCAGCCTGATACTTACTTGGCAATTGAGCGGTAGAAAGGGAACCGGAAAGAAGGCCAATTTGAGAAATAATAATGCTTGAACCGTTAATAACATTTAAACCTGTTTGAAAATTTAAACGAACAAAAACGGTTGCTGGCGCACTTGCAAGTGTAAAAGTTGCTACTACAGTCTGAATACTGTTATTAGTAGGACTAACGGTAGCCAATATTGAGTTAGAGCCTGCATCAATAATTTCTAAAGCAATTTTGTCATACGTTGCACCACAGTAAGTTGTGTCGATGTTGGCAAAAACAGTATATTGACGCGAAGTGGTTGCTGTGCCTGATGTTGCAATATTACTTAATGTAAAAAATTGTGAAGGCACAGTAACGTCAGCAACTGACGCACTGCCCGTGCCAACTAATTGCAATCCAATCCCAGGAAGAACAACAAGGTTAGAAGACGGGGGCACATACCAAGAAGAAAATGAAGTTGCGTTATAACTACTGAATGTGGCGTCGGGCAAAAAGTTGTATTTAGAGTTAGAATTGTTTAAGTCTTCGTTGCCACCAGCGGAAAAGTTAAACGGCGTTTGCATTAAACCAGCAGTATAAATGAAGTGAGTTCTGGAAAGTTCCGTAGTTTTAATGAGCACATATGCCTGTAGCGAAGAAATGTTTTGTTTAATTCCAGTAAAAGCGCTTGAAGCAGCATTTGCTAGAGAGGAACTTCCATGCGAGTCTACGGGGCAAAAAATAGTTTTAACTTGATTAGTGTGGTCAAACAGAGCAGGACCGCTTATTGGTGCAGAACTAAAAACACGCTTGGTATTGTCGTTGTAAGTAGCCAGTCCAGCAACGTAAACGCTTGCCGTGTTGGTTGTTCCAGTTCCACACTTAACCTGTGCGCCTAATTGGTACCAATCGGTATTGGCAGCCAAACCAGTGACAGTGGGGGTCTTAACTCCTTGTAGGGCGGTAACGTAAGTTCCTGAAGATGCGGCTGCGTGAGGATACACCAGCCCGCTACCGCCAATAGTAAGGTTGTAGGTAGTGCTGCCACCGGAACCAACTGATGCCACTGCGGTAACCATAGCAATTTCTTGGGCGCCCGCTTCTTCAATAAGGATAAAAACAGGCGTCGAGGTTGTGGCGGACAGCACAATCTGACCCTTAACATTAAGGGTGGTGGCACCAGCGGTGGTTGCTGTTGTAATGTAAGTGGAACCCAGGGCAACCGATGACGTAGTGATGGTCAGTGGCACACTTGAAGTGGGGGCGGCAATGGAGGGGAAGTTGGTACCGTTACCTACAACGCCCCATGATGCAACTGGTGTAGTCGTAGTTGGGCCCGTGTAGGCATCTTGAACGTGAAAACGATTAGCAAAAGGGTTAAATCCGTCCAAAACAGCCGAGCGGTATACTCCATCAACATTCGTAGAAATCTGAGCGTAGTCATTTGCGGTAATAGGACGAGGAGTCAAGTACTGTAGTTCGGCGGACAAGCGGTCAAGATATGCTGCGTCAGTTTCAGGGTCAACACCAGAAAGCAAACTGCTATTACTAGCAGGAGTACCCGTAATAGCAACTTGGCTTAAAAGTGGGTTGTTGGGCGTAGGCGTTAGGTATGTTCCAACTGCTGTAAAGCCAGTTAAACTGTCAATATTGTAACCAATTCCCGCTTCTGAGGCCTCCATAACAATTTCTGCCGAGCGTTCTCCCGCTGCAATTGTAACATCTGAAATTGTAAGAAATTGGTAAGCGTTTCCTTGGTAGTAAAATCCCGCAACCGAACCCGCGGCAATAAACTGTCCACCGGTAGGGGCTGGGTTGACAAGGGTCCAGGCAGCCTTCAACTGAGACTTGGTTCCGTCTTTGGGCGTAATGCCGACTAGATTGCCAAAGTAACGAAAAATAGATTTTGGCACGTCGGACGCAACGTTGGCCGCCTCAGCAACCATGTAGGCAAATTGCTCTATTAGCAAAACTTCAAGGTTACCTTCTCTTGGTACCCAGCCGGTAAGGTTTTTTGAAATGTTCTGAAGTGAAGTCTGGATGAGTGCATCGACGTCAGTTGTGATTGGTAACTGAATGTATCCGGTACTGGTAGCCATTTACTTTCCTTAATTATTAGTTTTTATAAAGACGTTAAGTGATGCATTATTGTCATCGTCATAAGTGACGGTTACAATTGGATTGGCGCGAGTTTCCCATTGGCGAATAGAGGTTTCTATCATTTGGGTGTTAATCGTGGTAAGTGGCGTATCTTCAGTTCCATAACCGGGAACAGCAGTACGCGAACCAAGTGGGGTGTCAAGAAGCATTTTGACGTTGTCTGAAATTTCTTCGTACGAATCTTGTGGGGTGACTCTTGCCTGGCCAAAACTGTCAAAATCAAAGTAATTGTTGAGATGAGGGGCCCCAATAAAATTTGAAACTGCCCTTGGGTAGGCGGTATCGCTCACGGGGTCGCTAAATGCTTCTGTGCTGTCTACATGAATTATTTTCATAGAAATAGCAGCGGGTGCTCGATTATTTTTGCCAAAATTAAGAACATCGGACCAGGGCAAAAGGTAAACAGTTGACGGCGGTTGCAGCACGTATCCGGCTTGACCTGACACCTTTTGTGCAAAAGGAACTATTTTTTTCCAAAACATATAGTTTGGATAAGTCAAATTTTGGTCAAAAATGTAAAGCAAATAGTACGAATTAGTTGTCACATCCTCCGCGGCAGTCCAAGACGCGGTAATGCCAACGTTTTGGCCCCACGTAAGATTAAAATTTGTAACTGGCTCAGCCATGTTGACCTATATCTCTAAAATTCCGCCGTACTTTCTGCCCGGTTCCTTGATGGCAATCAAGTTGGCCTGAACGTACGAAATGTTGTTGTGCTCGTGCCACTCCGATGGAAAAAACGTTCGGAGACGCGAAACTTGAAAACGAAGTTGTGAATCAATGTAAGCGGCAGTTTGCGCGCGGGTGTAATACCAAAACGAATTTTCATTCCAGTACGAAACGTGAGTTGGGTCTTGAAAGGCACCGCGGCCGTCCGTGCTTGGAGTCATGGATAAAAGCATTCCACCATCTGCGAGCAAATAGTAAATCTTTTCCATTACAGCCGTTTTGTCTGCAATGTGTTCAAGAAAGTCGGAGGCACGAATAACGCCAACAGAACTTTCCGGCAAGTCAAGCGCAAGAAAATCGCCAACGATGTCCACCCCTGGGCGCTCGCGTAAATCAACCCCCAAGAACCCTGCTGGCTTATCATGTGCCGCGCCAAGGTCTAGGGCTAAGAGTTTGTTCCTTGATGCCCAAGCAAGAATGTTGCCCATTATATATTTATCGGCAATTTCAACTGTTTCCGTTTGAATGCGTGCATTGATTTCGGGAACATGCTGAGTATTTTTTTGATGAATACGCTGTTTGTAAAGAGGTGTACCAATTTTACGGAATTCCGTGACTTGATACATTTTGCACATTAAATCTTGGTCGTCAAGAACGTCTAAGGCTTGGTCGTAACCACCAACCAGGTCATAAACAGAGCGCCTAAAGGCTCTTACGTGATTGGGGGCAAACCAAATATGGGAAACATTTTGAGGATGTGGTTCAAACGTACGCGGAACAATGTATTCGTTGTAGTTGTAATATTCCCAGCCAAATCGCTCATCATAACGAGAGGTGTTAGGCGAGCCATCTTCATTAATCTGAATGGTGTCTGAGTATACAAAGCCAACATCGCCCCAGCGGCCAAAAGCAGCGTAAATTTCATTGAGCGCATTAGGCAGAAGTAAATCGTCGTGGTCTAGTTCGACTAGAATTTCTCCGCTTGCACGATTAACGGCTTCCTTTTTGAGAGCCCCCACACCTTTAACGTTAGGTTTGGCGTAACTAACAATAACGCGTTTGTCGTCGCAAGACCATTCTACTCTGCCGTTCAACAAAACGACCCATTCCCAGTCTGCGTAAGTTTGAGCGGCAAGAGATGCGTAACACTCATCTAGGTATCTGGGATTATGGCTGGGCGTGAAGACAGTAATCAAGGCACTCCTCGCTATAATTATAGCAAGTATAGCAAGTAATTACAAAGACGACACTGGTACGCGAACAATTACAAGACCGCTATAACCGTTGCCATAGAGAAGGCTGCCGTGGCCCGGGACACTTTGACAACCTCCACCACCGGCCGCACCGTATGCGGTACCATTACCGGCAGTAAGACCGCTACTCGTATAGGCCCCTCTGCCGCCACCGCCAGAACCGCCGGGACCCCCGGTGTAGGCAGACCACCCTCCACTGTCTACCCACTGAGCGGCAGACCCACCGCCACCGCCGCAGACGGCACCAAGCGTTGTTGAAGGCGAAACGTACCAAGTGGAGTAAGTCGATATTCCGTTACCACCGGCAGAGGAAGTACCCGTAAAGGAGAAACCTGGAGTACCAGCCGTAGTAGCACCACCGCCACCACCGCCACCAAATGCACCCTGACCACCGGCATAAACATTTGCCCCAGTTCCCGCAGAACCGCCGTAGGCCCCACCACCGGTTGTAGCCTCACCTGAACCACCACCGCCAGAACCGCCGGTAAGACCATTTGCAGAACTTTCCGTTGGGGAGGTTCCGGTGTACCCACCACCACCGCCGCCACCAATAGAAGTGATTGAACTTAAAACGCTGTTGCCGCCGTTGCTGCCCTGCGTGTCATTTCCAGAGCCAGCAGTTCCAACGGTAATTCCGGAAATTGTGCCAGAAACGGAACTGAGAGTGCCGTATAGCAACTGTCCCGCTCCACCACCACCACCACCACCGGAATAGTAGGCATAGTTGGAAAGGTTAGTACCAGTGCGTAGGTAGGGACCGTAGGCCCCACCACCGCCGCCACCAATAACTATGTATTCAAGGGCTAGGCCGCTTCCAGCAACAGAAAGAGAACCCGCAGAGGTAGGGGTATTAAAAACGGCGTACGCATACCCATCATTACCAGTAAAAGTATAGCCGTTAACTACAGCAAATCTATTTTTTAGAAATTCACCATACGCACGCGAAGACGAACTTCCGATTGTTCCAGTTAAAGGCATTTTAGAAACCTACAAGAGAATACAAAACGTAGTAACTGTTAGTGGCAACGCACATAATTGTAATGCTGTATGTAGCAAGAGTACTCACATAGGCCGATGAAGGTGCGGCCGCGCCCTGCCAAAAATTCTTAAAAGTTGGTCCGCCACTAGGCGTGTAGGTAGAAGCATTGGCTGGCAGGCCAGATGCCGCCGTGGCATACGTGTTAATTGTGATTGTGTTTGGAAGGAAGGCTGATGCGCCTTCGTTAACCGCAACAACTGCCGTAACCGATTGACCAACCGTAGTCGGAGCACCTGTGATGTTAAGAGCATAATTGGCGGTAGAGCCGGCTGTATTTACATAAATACTTGAGGTCGCCAAAGCAACCGTTGCGGCGCTGGAACCACTATAGGCGCTTGAGACAACCGAAAATGTTTCAAATGGTGCCGTAAAAGAGGCGTTGGTCGACATTGGACTGCCCTGTGCCCCCTGAACCCCCGAAATTACTGCGTCCCATGTTCCTGTTCCTGAATTGTATTGTCTTAATACGGTCATTATCGGATTCCTATTACTTGCATTGAAAAGAGAGCCATTGAAACTGTGTCAGTTGTACCACCAAGGTACATCCAAGGTGTAAACGTTACAGAACCAGTTGTTGACGTAGTTATGATAGTCGAACCGGCGTGGTTTGCACGAACACCCGTAACGTTGTTGGTGTTGCCCAAAATAAGGACGTTACTACTAGTGCTACCAACTCCAGTAATTGAGCCTCCAGTTGCAATAAAGTACAAGTTAATAGCGCGACCAGTGGTTGATGCGTTAGCAGATTCGTTACAGTTATAAATAACAAAATAAGTGGTAAACCCACTAACAGTTACGTTTTGGGAGCCGGGGTTAACGGCGTTAACATTTGTACTGGAAATTGTAACGTTAGTAGTGTATTGACCAGTGGTCCAAGCATTTGGCGCGGAACCAGCAGCACCTTGAGCACCCTGGTTTCCCTGAGAGCCTGATGCGCCCTGGCTACCCTGCGTACCTGCACCTGTTAAACCTTGGTTTCCCTGATAACCCTGTGAGCCAGTTGCACCCTGAACCCCCTGATAGCCAGCGCCTTGATTTCCCTGATTTCCTTGATAACCCTGTGGACCAACGGAAAAAGCAGTTGAAGTGTCAGCCCACACAAGAGAGGTATCGGTGGGCGCCGTGGCGTTAACGTAAACGCCAGTTTTGCCTTGATAACCCTGATAGCCTTGATATCCCTGCAAACCTTGGGTTCCAGTTGAGCCTTGCGAGCCATTTGTACCTTGCGTTCCTTGCGAACCCTGGGGACCGGTGGAACCTTGATTTCCCTGCGAACCAGTGGCGCCCTGGTAACCTTGCGGGCCCACGGAAAAGGCAGTTGAGGTATCGGCCCAAACAAGAGACGTGTTAGACGGAGCGGTGGCATTGACGTAAACGCCAGTTACACCCTGGTAACCCTGCGAGCCTTGCGAACCCTGGTAGCCAGCGCCTTGATAACCTTGATAACCCTGCGGGCCAACCTGGTAGGGGCTCGAGGTGTCTGCCCAGACAAGAGTAACATCGCCTGGGGGCGTAGCACCTTCAAAGATTCCGGTCGAGCCCTGATTTCCCTGGTAGCCTTGTGCACCACTAAACCCCTGGGGACCTTCTTGGGTGTACATTACCTGGGTAGCGGTAAAAATAACCGATGGAGTGCCTGGTGCCGGTGTTGCAGTTGTGTTGTGCAACATGACAATGTGGGTGTTTGTGGTTGCCCACATTAATTCTACATAGTCGTTGGCGTATAATTGCAGAACATAGTTCCAAGAACTCACTACGAGTGGGCTATTGTTGTTAACGTCAACACTACCCGCGGACTCTACTATGTTAGTCCCATTTACGCGAAGCCAAATCCGAACTGTTGTTCCGCTACCGCCACCGCCCTGATTTTCAAACTGCGACGAAAATTGCAAGTTATAAACACCAGAGTGGTCAAAAATAAGGCGACTTTTTATAACCGGGTCAACGTTGACTCCGTTAGAGCCAGCAGTAGTGTTACAAAGCACCCCGTACGCCGTGTTGGTTGTGGCGCAAGATTGTGTGGTGGTATCGTAAAAAGAACCCCAGTAGCCGAGTGCTCCACCGGCACCCTGTCCACCAGCGGTGCCCTGGTAACCCTGGTAACCCCGAGAGCCGTTAGCCCCGGCGTTGCCCTGAAAACCCTGTGGACCCTGTGTTCCCGCGCCGCCGCCGCCGGATGATTCCCATCCAATGAAACCAAGCGAAATAAGATTGCCGTCGGGGGAAAACCCAACAACAGCGGTAGTCCCATTGGGGGGAGCAGTTGTTCCCGCAAATGGAATTTCTGCGTACACTTCGTCTGCAATGAGATACGGAATGCTGACGCGCATGTAACCAGCGGCAAGGCTAGTGTTAGTTGCGTTAGTCTCGATAACTGTACCGTAATAGACACCCTGACCCATAGGGCTAGTTGCTAAAATTTGACCGTGTGAATAACGGAAAAATGACTGGAGAAGTACGTTGGGGTCTGTAGTTCTCATAAAGTGTCTTTACTTAAGGGGGAAGGCGCTGAGCGGAAGCGAGGTTGGATTGACGTAAGTTGCAAGCGGCATTGGAACATTGAGCACCATCGCCGCAGTGGGCATAAACATGTTTCTTTGAATAGAGGAGACCATCCAATGACCGTTTGCAATACCAACGCCTTGAAGGTTGACTATCTGACCAATGTTGTAAGAAAAACCATCCAGCATGCAGGTAACGCTTGCTTGACCAAGAGGTTTGTTGACGTTCCAGTCAAAGTCAATCAACTGAGTGGTTCGTGTAAATTCTTTTAAGTCAGGAATTTTGCTATTAGAAACTGCTTTGTTAACTGGAGGAATTCCCTTTTGACCGGGCAATTTACCTAACCAATATTCGTCTGGTCCGCAGTAAACTACGTTGCCGCTTTCCCACAATCGCCATCCAATAGTGGACGCAATACGAGACAGACATGTCCAAGAATCTTCGTTGGTGTCAGTAGTAGCACCGCTGCCTCGACCCACGGCAAAAGGCGGGACAGTTTTTAAAGTAATCCCCTTGTTTGCCTTCAGAGCAATTAGTTGAGGGTAAGTGGCAGCGTAATCTGGGCCCACATACGTCATGCCTCTAATTGCCCAAACTAGCGACTTCATAAAAGGCGTTACATATTGGTTTCCGGTTTGGGCCTTGGTAGGCTTACGTTGCCCGCGAAGAGCATATACACCGCTAGACTCAAAAATCAACTGAACCTGGTCCGATGCTTTTACAAATTGACTTAACGTGTATGAGAGACCGTCAATTTTTAATGTGGCACCTTGCTTTGCCACTTTTTGAATAATTTGACGCTCAGGGTCGGTCAACTGCATGGTCAACAGTGAAGAACCCATGTTGCTACGTTGAATCAAAATGTTAGTTACAGCGCGTTTGTAGTCGGGGTCAAGAGCCGCACCGTTGATGGTAATCTGGTTTAGGTCAAAAGGACCAAATCCTGCAGTTGTCATTGGAACGCTCCCGTTGCAGTCAGTCTAGGCATTTTCAAAACCTGACCGGACATGATGGAAAGAACCGAATCATCTCGTATGCCGTTAAAGGTTTTAATCTGTTGGGTCATACTTGGGTTGCCGTAAAAATTATTAGAGATGCTTGTCAGTGTATCGCCGTCTTTAACGGTGTAAATGATAAACTGTTGTGTACCCGTTATGTCCGAACTGTTCTGTTGCTCTGCAAATGTTTGCGATGGTGCATATGAATATTGATTTAGAGTATTGCCTAGTGGTGGGCTATACTCATAAAGCGTGATGTCAACAGTTTGTTGAATTCTATACCCGGCCTCCTGGTCGCGAAGTGCATCGCGGAAAGAGAGGCCGTAAAGAACGTACAGCCGTTTAATGCCTGGAACTGGCCCTGTAATCGAAAGAACGGGAGGCGAGTAAGTAGCGTCTACTTTTTCCAGCCAAAGTTCAAGTTGTTCACAGTCGTTTTCCACCGAAGTCGACGTTGACAAAATTGGGGCGCCCGGAGTAACGGGTGCCGTGATGGAGTGGTCAATTATTGCTGAAAACTTCAGGGAATATGGAGAGCGGTCAAACCACTGAGTAGCCGCAACCATTTTGGGCCGGTCAATAATTTGCCAACCACCCTGACCAATAATGCCGTACTCCGCGCTCCCAAGAAGACCAAGAGAAATCGGACTGTACTTTGCATTAGTGGCAGGTATGGCAACCGGCGAAATGGTAACGATAGTTGGTGCTGAATGTGCAAAACTAGCGGGCATGTGTTATATCCTATATCCTATGAGAAGGCTTGTGAGTTGCCCATTGCCTTGGCAACGGCTGCTGCAAGCCCCTGTCCACCGCTGCCGTTCATGGCGGCAGTAAATGCGTCGATGTAACCCTGCTTGGTAAGTCCCATTGAAGTATACATGGTTTTGTTGGCGGTTGCTATCGCAGATGCCAAATCGGTAATTGTTGCTTTTTCAAGGTGGAATTTGGCTGCCAATTTCTTAGCGTTGCCTTCCATCTGCTTGGCCTTAGTCTCAAGACGAACTGCCTCTGCTTTGTATTGCGTTTTGGCAAAAGTTGAGGTGGTGGCGGCAGCCTTTTTACGGAAATCTGCGGCTTGAGCAACCAGCGTACCGGCCATCTGCTCAATCTTCATGTACTTGCCCTGGGCTTCAGTCTTAGTCAGGTTGTTGCGGAAGTGGCCTTCGCCTTCTCGCAACGTTGCCTTCTGGTCCTTGTTGAGACGATTCAATGCGTCCCCGCCAATAGCATTGGAAGCCTCACGACGAGCAAAGTAGTTCTTGTCAATCTTATTAAGATACTGGGAGCCCTCTTTGCCGCCCATATACTTTTCGTAAGCACCAACTTGCCTCTTCAGGTAGCGTTCGTTTGCACCGGTGTACCATTTTGAGCCCTTGACGTACTTGCCTACATCGTACTCTTTAACGTTATCTTTGCCAAAAATCTGCATTCGCACTTCTTTTGGCAACTTTTTTACATCCGCAAGATTAATTTTCTTGTGATGTGCGATGGCGTTGCGGACGCTCTCCATAGCGTTTGTCTTGTCGTAAATCTTTTTGAAAGACTTAGCGTTGTCGACGTTGCCCATGTTTTTGTTAAGGCCGGCAATGTTACGTTTATCGCGATTAATCCAACGAAGAACTTCGTCAGTGTTACCACCATTTTTAATGCGCTTAGCAAGTTCTTTTTCGTCCTTGGCAAGTTGCTTTTCTTGCTGGGTGAGTTTGGCTGCAATTTTTTTGCCCTGAGTGGTGACGGCAGTTGGGCCGGTAACCTTGGGGGTGGGTTTGTTGCCAAAAAGTCCACCAACAAAGTTGCCAATACCGCCCATGCCCTTCATAATGTAAGGCATTGCTATGGGCATGAGGGCCGACATGGCTATCATACCAAGTGGGCCACCAAGCATACCAAGGGCTCCTCCGGCGATAGAACCAAGAGCGGTTCCTCCGGCAGCCGATGCTATACCACCAAGGGCAGCGGTGCCGCCAAACCTGGCAAGACCGCCCGCGGCCGTTTTCATAATACTGCCGCCGCCAACCTTTGCGGCTATACTGCCAAGTTTGCCAACAATGCCGGCCTTACCGGCCATGCGTCCTGCAAGTCCAAGTGCCTTGCTCTCGACGCTCTTAACGGCAGAGCCGGCGTATTTGCTGCGAGGCAAACCGTGAGGCATACGTAATTTAGCGGCTGCTTCTTCGGCAATGTCCGCCTTGCTTAACATCTTAGTCAAGCCACGGCTTCCGTACCTGGAAACACCCTTCATCTTGCGAGGGTTTACCTTCTTGACTTTGCCGGGACCCCCAATAATGTCACCAATGTACATAGAGGTGGGTTCGGCTGCGCCGCGGCGTTCGTAGGCAGTTTTGCCTCGAGGTCCACGCAAGGCGGCAAAGTTCAGGGCCATGCTTGCTATTAACCCACGAGCGCCACCCATCATGGGGCCAGACATCCGTGATTTACCGCTAAAGCCGGTAGGGGTGGTGCGTCCAAACATGCGGCTAAAGAGGCCGCGTTTGGCTACCTTTTCTTCAACCTTCATAGCCGAGCCGATGTTATCATGCATAGCGTAGTAGGCGTAACGAGGGTCCTTCTTCATGTTACCCATGAGGTTGTAATAACCTTCACTGCCCTTGCCAATGCCTGCGTGGGAGCCGGTAATACCCTTGCCCATGCCAGAAACGCCTGGGTGCACGCCACGGCCGCCACGGCCGCCACCGCCCATGCCAGAAGCGCCTGGGTGCACGCCACCGCCACCACGGCCGCCACGGCCGCCACGGCCGCCAGCACCACCACCCATATAGGCGGCTCGTTCAATGGCTTCAGCGGCGCCCATAAGCCCCATGCCGGCCTTAGTAAGCGTGTCTCCAGCCTCTTTAAGTGCTGTGCGGTCGCTGGTCAAGGCAGCATCGCGGAAGCGACCTCCACCCTTGCCTACAAAATTCTTAGTCCAGCCAAGTCCCGGGATGTGGGACAGTCCGCCCCACAGTTTATCGGTAATTCCGTAGGCCTTGCCTAGCGGAGCATACATACCCTTGGCTAGTGAGCCAAGTTTTGCCAGACCGGCAACAGCAATAAAACCGCTTACCGCCAGAGTCAGCGGAATAATGACCGACTTCATCTTGGCAATCTTGTCAATGAAGTGAACAAGTGCTTTAGAAATGCTCAAAACAGCAGGAGTAATAGTCTGACCAATTTGAACAAGGTCAGCCCTAAGTGTTTGTTTAAGAATGCGGAACTGAGTCTGTGGCTGGTCTGTGGCTAATTTAAGGCTACGCTTAACGTTTGCATCAGTTGCGTGGTCTGTAATTGCCTTGTGAATACCCTCAATGGTGTCTTCACGCTGGGCATGGTCGCCCTTAACGGATGTACTTTGAATAAGGGTGAGAATAGGGGTCAATTGCTTTGCTCCACCAAAAGCATTGGCGAGCATAAATACCTTGATGTATTCTTTTTGCTTGTCGGTTAACTTGCCCTTAGACCAGTTTGACAACAACTCGGGGTCAAGACTGTTTGCACCCCAGGCTTGCAACTGCTCCCTAGCAGCCGCAACGCCGGTCTTGCCCTTGAACTTAGGGAAGGTTGGAAGGGGGTCCCACTTTTGGAGTCCCGTCTTAAGACGCTGGGCAGCAGAGATAAGCCCACCCTTGCCAGCCATCAAGCCCTGGAGTTCTCCAGGCTTAATGCCCAACATGGCAAGGCTCTTTTGACCCTTACCACCCGAGGCGGCAAGGTTAATAATAGCACTACGGACGTAGGTACCGGCGACAGATTCCGTAGTACCCATCGAGGTCATCAAGTCCATCCAGGAAAGTGCGTCTGTGGCTGTAAGGCCAGTTGCACTGGCGGACGCAAGCACGCCTCGACCCAAACCAGAAATCAAACCACCAAGTCGAACGTCACCCGCACCAGCACCAGCGTTTAGAAGTCGCAGCGCTTTCTTGGGGTCCGTGCCGATGTCTCTAAGACCGGCGTTGAGCATAACCGTCATAATACGACTGGTCTGTTCAGTTTGCACTCCACCGGGGACGTTTCCAAGCAAGTTCAACTTGGAAACAGCATCGGTAAGTTCCATGATTTGCTTTTTACTAGCACCAGCGGCCTTGGTTCCGTCCTTCAGAGTGTGAGTCCAGGAAGCGGTACCAGAAGCAACTCGGTACATAGAGTCGGCAATGTCATTGAAGTTTTGACCGGTTTCTTTGCCGATTCTAATAACTTCTTTTTGCAGGTCGGGAAGCCAGGCTTTTGCAATACCCGCCTGGGTGGTAATCTGAATCATCTTAGCGTTAAGTTCGGTAAATTGATGAACGGATGAGTAAATCAATCCGGCCGAACCCAGGGCAGTCCAAGTCCCCGCCTTCATAATGGCGGGGGTTCCCATCTTCTCCAATTTGGAGAAGGTTTTGTAGTATCTGCCCAGATTGGCTTCGGCCGCAGCAATGCTGACAGACGACGAAGCCATTTGCATTGAACGCTGCGCTTCGGCTGCCGCAACTCTCTCCGAGGCGGCAACAAACTCTGATGAGGAGGCACTGGCAAGGCGCAAAGCCTCGGCATACTCAACAGTAGCACCGGCTGCAGCGGCTGTTGAATCAGCAGCGTGGGTGGCGGCACCAGCGGTTGCATTGAGCGCTGCCACATTTTGCGGATTACCGCTGAGGTACATCTGCCACGCTTTAGTCGCGGCTCCGGCCTCGGCGGCTAGTGCCGCGGTAGAATCGGCAGCACCAGCAACAGACGCGGACATAGCATCGGCAGAAACTGCAACGCGCTCGACTGAACCGCTGAGTGCGTCGGTGGCTTCCTTGCCTCGCATTACATCACGAGGATACGAACCACCCGCATTGGTGACTAGTTCTAGTCCTAATCTTTCTACATCTGCCATATAGTTTGCCTCAAGAGAAAAACCGCTACCTCCGGGCAGGAGATAGCGGCTTAAGTCGCCGCCTAATATAAGACGGACTAGAAGATGTTAGCGATTACCTTCGCTACTTCGAGCCCAGTCAATTCTGCAAGAACTTTAATTTCCTCTGACTTTCGTTCGTTGCTGATTTGAAGGGCTTTTTGTATTATTGCAATGCTAATAAGGTAATCTTCTTTGCCTTGGGACAGAAAATCGTAGGGGTTCATACCCATTGTGAGTGCGTATGAAGCGCTCTCTACGAAATCATCTGTCCCCAGGCTTGTTAAAAAGTTTCGTCAGCCTCATCTGATGCTACGCCACTCCACTGGAAAAGACGGTTGGCAACTTCAAGGAGGTCGCCTTCGGTCAAGTAGAGTGAGGTGCAAACGTCAACGGCACGTTGAGCGTCTACGCCAAGAGCGGCACCAAGTTCGGGGTCGAACTTTGTAAGTGAGCCATTTGGGTCACCGATGCGGAGGGACAACTTGTTGTCCTTGTCCCCATCAATAACGCCATAAATACCAACGCATGAATCGACAAGCATGTCGGCGTTAGCAAGGAGCGACCAGTCGTCACTCTTTTGCTTACGGCGCTTTTCGATAGCAGAGTTAAGTCGGGTTGCCGACACTGGCTTGAACCGGACAAAAATTTCCGGGTCTTCCCAGCGTGGGACTTTGATGTCAATAAAAAGATTGCTGACAATCTCTTCACGACGGTTTCGCAGGGAGACGAGTGGGGTGATTTCCGTGTTAGAAAACACCGCCACCGTCTCGTCCTGTGGAAAACCGCTTCCCTCTTCATTGGTGATATTAAATTCAACCATTGGTTCCTCCTATGGTTTGTAGTGAGTTGTTAGTTTGTTACGGTCTCGACCGAAAGGTCTACTTCGAACATTCTAGCAGCATTTGACTGCGAGTCAGTGCCGCCGTCCTTTACAGCGACGAGGCGACCCTGGTAGGTACGAGGAGTACCCCAAGGTGAGCCATTGTCGTCCAAAGGCTGAAGTGTGACAGAGGCGAGGGCCTTGCCAACGAGAGTGTGCAGGGTAGCGACGCGGTCGTGGTCACGCTGGGTTTCGTAGACCTTGGTCAACGAAACATCCGAATAGGTCGGCAGCGAGAGGTAACTGATTTCTGGGCCCATGCCACCAGGACGGTGCTTGTTGACGGCGGCAGATACGTCACCACCGCTAAAGCGGTCAAACACGCCGTAATCGACGCCGTTCACAGTCAGGGTAGCAAGCCACTGCTGCTCTGAGCCGTAAAAATGGTTAGAAACTTGAGTAGGCATTTATTTTCCTTGTCGGGTACTAGAGTACGAAGTTGTTGGTGTAGTTAGGCAGAGACGCGTTCGTAGCGTACTTAGTGACGCTGACGTTGACGAATTCACCAAATGGGGACATACGGAGACCGACCTGAGCGTTCATCTGACCTGCAGCAATAGTTGCTGGGGTGTTGACAGTGGTGCCAGTGTTAACCTGGAACGCGTCGCTTGGGTTGGCGCCGTAGATGCTACGGCGAATCCAGTAGGTCTGCAACTGTCCGGCAAGGGCGCCATTCAGTCGAGCAAAGATTTGTCCGCGACCGTCAATTTGGTCAAACGTGAAGTTTTCGGCAATAAGGTCGAGTTCACGGATAACCTGCATACGGAAACGGCAGTTGTTCAGGTAGACCCAGTTGGCGTCGCTTGAGCAAGAGCGTGAGCCGTAGATAACAATCTGGTTGACGTTCGGGATAAGACGGACGACGTTGACACCACCATTATTCAGGCTTGCACGGTCCGTATCGTTGTACGTCTGGGTAACACCCGTAGCGTAGAACGAAGCACCTGGACCGACACCGGCGGCAGGGACGTTGCAGTCATTGGCCTGGTCGTTCTGAGCCATCTTGGCAGCGGCCAAGGCGGAGGGAGGAACAGTGCGCTGAAAAACAAGTCCGGTAACCTGGTTGGGGTTGGTCTGGGTGATTCCAGGAACCTTCATCCAGGGAGCGTACATACCAGCGTACGATGCGTCAATCTGATTTACAGCACCAAGGAGCGTTGTAACAGAGCCCAAAGTGGTGGCCAGAGCGTTGACCGCAGTGGTCATCGTTGAAGCAGTTGCCGTGTCGACAGCGTCAAGAACGGCGATTCGGTTTGTCAACTGAGAATAGGCAGTCAACATTGAATAGTTGGCAGTTGAGGTACCACCGGGGTACGACATCTGGCCAACGCCAAGGTCCGCTGTAAACACGGAGAGGGTGAGGTTGAGGTCGGCGTCAACTGGTGCAAAGTCCGTACCAGCAGCCAGCGAAATTGTTACACCACTTGAGATGTTTGAGGTACCGCCAGAGACAAAAGTTGCAACGCAGAGGGACTGGTAGGCAGGCAGTGAGTTAACCCAGTTAACAATGTCCTGCTCGTTACCCAATCCGGGTGAGTTGGCAATGGTGGTGCCGTTTAATGCAATGCTTGCGTAGTAGACGCTGTTAACTGGCGCGGAAACGGTAAGACGAAGGCCGGGAACCGGTCCACTCGAGGGAAGCGTACCAGGAACGTTAGCCCACGAACCACCGCTGATAGCCGTAAGAGTAATCTTACCGCTAGTAATGGTCGCCTTGGCGTTCTGGACGTTGGTAGCGGTTGAAGAAACCATACGGCTTACGTAGGCCTGAACTCCGCCTTCGCGGAAGAAAAGGTCCAGTGAATCGTACAGGGTGTTGCTGGTGATATTGAATGCAGTACCACCGGAAGCGATTGACGCAGCAATTGAGTAGCGGCCAGTCAACTGAGAGTTGACAACGGCTCCAAAGTACGTGGTAAAGTCGCTCATCGAAGTAATCGGAACGGCAATACCAGAGGGACCATTGGCGGTGCCGGCTACGAACCAGACACCGGTAGGGCTTACGCTACGGGGGCTTGCGGCGGAGGCGCTGACGGTGATGTTAACGCCGGGGGCTGAACTAGCCATTATACGTTCTCCTGTTGAACAGAAGCAGTTGCCTGCTTGTTGGATTTATTGGTTACGGGGGTCGTCTTCTTGACTTCATCCTCGGCCGGGGTTTCTTCAACCTCTTCCTCGGAATCTAAGACAATCAAATGACCATCAGAAATATATTGTTCGATGTGCTCGTTTAACTCTACCACGTGGTATTCCCACTGGTTCATTAAATTGCCATCGATGTCTTGCAGCACATGGGCGCACTGCACGACAACTGTGACTTTCTTACTCACAATTGTTCCTTAATGATTGTTACGTTGGGGTTGGTCACGCGTGGAACTTGAGTTGCTGGCTGCGTAGAAGGAGCCACAACCGCACCTGTTGGTGCAAATTGAGGCAATGGCAGTCCGCCGTTCATGTTCATGGCGTTTCCAACCGTGACGGTAAAACTAATGTGGGCTATTCCAGTGGTACGTGTACCACTGTGTTCGCCTTCGAGGTACTGCTCACCATCCCAGATGGTAGTTTCTGCAAGACCACCGAGGCCTCGGTTTTGGATAATGCAAGCGCGTACACATGCAGCGTACGCTTGCGTCAAAGCCTGAGTCTCTTGCCAGTCCTGAGTTCCGTAAACGTAAACTATGACTTCAACCATCCAGTTGGTACGAATACCGGACTGGTAGGTTTCTGGGTGGCCTGTAGTAGATGGCACTTCTACCAAGACTGCCGCGGCGGCAACCTTAGGAAGAGTGCGGTACTCGGGTCGATGCCGATACTCATATGGGAGCATCAAGACTTCGGAACCGAGGTTGCGATTAAATTGTTCGACGTAAGCCGGAAGATTCTTCTCGAGTGTCTTGTAAAAAGCCTCTTGGACTGAATGTCCACCGTAAAGGGGGCCAAAAGCATCATCGAGATACGATAAGTTCCAGTCTGTCCACCATGCTCTAGCCATAAGAATCCTCGTTGTTCAATTACCCACGACCACGGTCAAACGTTTCGCGACGTGCCCAGTTTTTAGCCAGACCTCGGTATTTTTTATATTCACCAAGTGGCATCCTAGTACCTGGTGGTACGTATTCAGCCGGGTGGGTTTCAATCGCCGCTTTACGATACTTGGTATCGTGGGTATTAAAATGTTGAACTTTAGCCAAGTGTTCTTTGGTCGTTATCTTTGCGTCGACGCGGCCCATGTGCTTAGCAAAACGGACCTTTGCATCTGACTCAAAAACATGTTCAGCAAAACTAGCCTCTTTGGCAATTGCCGCTTCTTCGACCTTTTTAGCCTTAGCCTTGGCGTCCATACCCATATAGGTACTTCGGTCCATAGTCTTAGCAGTGCCGATTTTCTTCTTAGATTCGGCTATCCGCTCTCGAGCGGCCTGCTTGGCTAGGCGGTCTTCAAGTTTTTGAGCCTGCTTAATGGCCATGTCATCACGACGGGCTTTGGCAACCTTGGAGCGTTCAGCCGAACGTTGCTGGCGAGCAAATTTTTCAGACTTAATCTCAGCACTACGTTTATCGCGGCGAGTTCTTGCTTGACGTTTTTGCTGAAGTGCACGACTGCTGGGTGGAGCGTGCTCTACTCTATGACCCCTTTCGGAAGGCAATTTAGCCTGCCGTTTACTGGGTATAAAGTAGTTCTTGGCCATTTGGCCAACAAGCAGGCCAAAGCCGCTTCCTGGTACAATCTTTGGGACAATTTCACGTTTAGGCGTACTGCCGCTTCCGGTTTGATGGAAAGTAGCATAATTTTGGCCTCGCGAATAAGCACTTCCGGGAGCCGGTTTAGCATTACGCGGGTCAATTTCAATAGTCATACCCATGCCGCCTAAAAAGGCAATCTTTGGGTGCGTAGCAGCATGATATAAATGACCGTAACGGTTTAACGGGCGACGGCCTGCACTTGTTGCGCCATAGGTGTTAGTACTAAGCGCCTTCCACTTACCCTTAACCCCGTATGAAGGGGCAGGGCCGGAGTTTTTAAAACGCTCAGCCAACATGTTGGCAAACTCTGCCGCAATCTGCTTATAAAGCACCTGCGGAGTCTTGGCACGTTGGTAAACCAACTCTAAGTAGTACGAAAGACCGCCATTGTCTGTGACAACGGAACTTTTAAAGTCTTTTGACTGCGGGACCATACTTGGGTCCATTTTACGCTTAACTGACGCACGCGCTATTGGAGCCCTTTTAATAGGGGCCTTCTTTTTAGGCGCGGCCTTTTTAGCAACAGCCTTTTTAACAGCGGCCTTTTTGGGTGCTGCCTTTTTAGGCGCTGACCTCTTAGAGAGAGACTTGGATGAAGAAGCCACGCGCGCAGCGGCAGTTTTTTTAGTAGGCGCTCTTTTGGCCTGAACCTTTTTAGGCGCTGCTTTTTTAGCAGCGACCTTTTTGGGGGTTACCTTTTTGTTGGACGCAAATCGACCATTAGATAACCGCGGCTGGGTAGATTTTGACCCAGTGGGTTTGCGGGATGTGGCCATGTTTAGCCTCGAATCCAGGAGGCGATTAGGTTATCAACCTGCTCGTCTATCTCCTTTAAGTCCATAGATGCGCGCAACTGAGGTTCAAATTCAAGAATAATGAACTTTGCTGCCATAAAAAGACAGGCACGCCGCAACGAGGGCGGAATGCCGTTTGTGTATCCGCCATTGTAAACAACGCGGACTCGAGAGCCTTCGGGAGCAAAAGTACCCAAACGGAGCCAGCAGTGACCGTCGGTAATAGAAGGGCCACGGATTCCGCCATTGCGGAAGTCAATTGGCTGGTAGTCGCCGTAGGTACGGTAAAGCGTAATTGACTGGATGTCGTATGTCCACAACTCCGGGTATACCGGCGCGAACTGGTCCAGCCAAAAATGGCGCACAAGGTTGGAAGAACCAAGTGCAATAGAAAATGACATTCCCAGTGACGCATAGATGTCAACTGGAAGGTCGGCATTATTACCATACTCAGATGGGTCAATGCCGAAAAGTCGGTCTTCGTAGATGTGCCCTGTGAACGGGGCAAGACGGCGACCGGTGCGGTCTTCAAGGTGAGACGTAGCCTCAACCAAGATGTCCGCAATGAGACTGTCGTCGATATTAACAGTCAACTCGGGGTAGCGACGTTTAAAGTCCTCGACCGTGGCCAATGCTACCGGGTCATTGTATTGAGACACCGGCTTGGTCATTGGCTACTCCTTGGGGGTTGTGCGACGCTTGGGGGCTGGCTTTTCTTCAGCAACAACAGTCTCTTCGACTGGTGCCTCTTCTGCCTCGGGTTCTTCAACCTTGGGCTCTTCAGCCTTTGCCTTCTTGGCAGGGGCTTCAACGACGAAGAAGTGGTCGCCGGAGATAAGCATTAATTCGTGTGCAAGGCGAGGGTGTACCTCTTGAGCGCCTTCAGCGCCAGCCTTAGTCCACGCAACGCCTGCAATGGTGGTCTCACCATTGACTTCTGTTTTGGCGAGGAAAACGCCCATAGTAAAGCCTTTCAAATCTTAAGACAGATGGGGGGCGGGTGGGGAGGAACGAGGGAACCACCCACCCCCATCTGAACGGGGCTACAAATTATTTTGCAGCGAATTTACAGCAATTACTACAGTGCCGCAACAATGTTCGCAAGACGGCCCAAGAACTTGGGACCGCGAACTGCCAGCGTGGTGTCCGCAACGAAGGCGAATGGCAGGCTGTCAGGCGAAGCAGTGGTTGGGTACACGTTGATTGGCTGCATCTCACGAACGTAAGGACGTACGATGTAGTTGGGGTCACGTGACATCAAGAAGATGCTTTGTGAACCGGCGTCCAGAGGCTTCAAGCCGGTGTTCGTGTAGTAGTACGCTGAAGGAGCAATGGCAGGAACATTCGCGCCGTTGCCGGGAACCAAAGCGCCACCAGTGTCAGTAATCTTGATGGTGTTGTAGAGCGAACCGCTGGAGTCAACCAACGAAGCGTCAACACAACCCAGAAGAGTGTGGTTGCTTGAAGACGTACCGCGGTACACCTTGTAGTGCGTAGGCTGAGCGCCGTCAGGACCCGTAGGAACCGAGAAGGACAGAACCACGGTGTTCGTGGAGGTGCCTGAACCGCTCGCCTGTGAAACGGTGGCAGAAGCCTGAATTTCACCGAAGCGGGCGATTACAGCCGACACACGGTAGTGGTACGTCGTGCTTGCACCAATTGAACCACCGGTGGTGGTCGTTGCTGCGGTCACTGCGCCCATAACGTTGGAACGAGGTGACAGGAACGACGACTTGATGATTGGAACGCCACGGTAGGTGGGAACAATCAAACCGGCTGCAACTTCAACCTGGTCAACGAAACGCTGCTGGTTGGTGAGCAACTGGGCCAACTTGCTGTTGGCGGTAGGTGACATTACGAAGTTCCACTCGGAGTTGTCGATTGGCTCGGCGACGTTGGATTCAACCATGTCGATGAGTTGGTCGAGGTAAGCGAGTGAAAGGGTTGCGCCAGCCGCGTCAATAGCGTTCTGGTCTACACCATCGGTCCAAGGCGTGTAAGCGTTAGGCACGCCCGCTGATGAAAGTTCAGTACCCCAGCCGTTAGCGCCCTGAGCGCCACCGTAGTTGTCAATAGCACCACCGGACTGCCAAGCGGGAAGCGCTGAGCCAGAGGTGAATGAAGCAACGATAGTGTCGAGACCGTCGAACTGCGGGTAAGCGCCGTTCTTGGTGGCGGCTTCGTTACCCCAGATAAGGGCGTTTTCGATGTCCCAGTAGAGACCGCGAGCAGCACCTTCGATTTCGCGAGCCCGGAGGTCGCCAATCAGGTCCTGCGTAACAGCCTGTGAGTAACCGGTGACCGCACCGACGCTCTGGAGCAGACGAATCTGGAAGTTCTCCTGGGCGTAGTTAGAGGTCGAGACAGTGCGAGCACCGCCGTCGGTTACGAAACCACCAGAAGGCAGCGACGTACGCTTGTTGAAATAGTAAACGGTTGAGCCCCACTTGACCGAGGGAAGCGAGCGAACGAGCGGCGCATAGCGACGCTGGTACTCAAGCAAAACTGGGTCAATCTGCTTTTGTACGAGTGCAGCAGCACCCGCAGCAGTCAGGGCTTCTTGCAAATCATTAGCCATGATTATATTCTCCTATGAATTAGGGTTGAAGGATTGTTAGAAACCGCGGTCCGCTTGAGCGAACTTGGTTGAAAAGAAGTTGGTGTTTCCCCAAACTTCTGCTTGGACCTTGCGGAAATCGGACGAGTTCATCTCGGCCAATGACTCTGAGGTAATTTCGGACTCTGATAGGTCCGATGCGTCGGTGCCGGCAGAACCGCTGACGAGGCCCTTGCGGCCCCCACCAGTTGAACGGTACGACTCAACGGCTTCCTTGCGCGTAGCGGCAACGGCTTCCGTAGCGGCCTTAGAGGCAGCCTCGGAAATCATAGCAGCAACTTGCTCGGCGGTGAAAAGGTTTGATTCCACGGTATTCTCCTGTGGTGTCTCGGCCTCTGCTTCCTCGTTTGAAACTTCAGCGTCAGCAACTACCTCTTCAGCGTCGGCTACTGGAGCCTCAACTTCTTCGGCGTGTGCTTCAACTTCGGCCTCAACTTCGGCTTCAGGGGCATTTTCGGTTGGCTTCAAGCCAGCGATAACCATCGCGGCAAGTGCCTTTAGGTCCGCGTCGTTCAGCGTTCGAGCCTCAACGGGCGCGTGCCCCGACTCTTCGGCTGAAGTCTCAGCGGCGGTGATGTTCTCATCCACTTGGACATTCTCCTTAGTTTGAGTTAGAGCGTCGTCGGTTGACTCGGCTTGTGGTACGGGGTGCCCGCATGTGGGGCAATACATAGCGCTATCCATAGATTCTGCGCCACAATTTCCACAAACATCTGCATGCATTTCCGTGGGAAGATTTGCCCCGCAAGCGTGGCAATAAGCCGCACCGTCACGACACTCAGTCCCGCATTCATGGCATTCCATGTTTGGGTCGTCGGACATGCCACCCTCGTTTGACATGTCCAAGTTATTTTCTTCTTCTTCGTAGGCTGCGGCCATACGGGCGCAGTCTTCCGGTGATTTGCAGGGCGGGTCGCCGTGCTTAGCATGCCAGTCGTCGTGACCGGCGTCGTGCCTAAGAATTGTTGCTAAGTCTTCTCCGCGAGCATTAAGCATTACGTGACCTTCATCTGCGTTTATAAGGGTAATGTGGGCAAGGCGAGCGGCAATTTCGCTTGACTTAGCGGTGTCTAAAAAGTTTTGCGTTTCAATAGCATCACGCAAATCAGAGATAAGACCACTGTATTCTTCTTGAATATCAATGCCAAATTTCTTGGCAGCGGACTTTATCTTTGACTTAATGCGTCGTAGTTGAGCGGCACTGTAAACGGACGCGTTACCGGCTTGGTTAATATATGACCAAGCGGCGCGAACGTGCTTTGCGGTATCAACCGGGTAGCGCTTCTTTTTGTCGGCCTGGTATCCAGGGTCCGCATAAGTAACGCTACCGTACGGCTTAGATGAGTCTTTTTCCATGATGGATGAGACAACATCTTCGACCGCCGCGCGAATAAGTTCTTCGGCTTCGTTAGCAATGAGTGACTCATCACGCTCGATAACCTCTACCTGCTCAATTGACTCTACAATATTGTAGGGACTTGCAGTGTAGGATTCGGCCAGTACAGCGTACTGTACTTCGGCGCCATCAACGCCGGGGCTGTGAGTGAAGTCGACGCCGAGAATTCTCAGGTCGTGAGCGGTCATCGCCTCTTCGCCATCGCTGTGCGCAACAGTGTCTAGGTTTCCCATCCACTCACCGCGGATGGAGACCCCCTTAATAAATCGACCAACTGTCAGCGCTGCGATGTCGCGGCCCTGGGAGGTGTTGGCAATCTCTGCCTCGAATTGACCGGAGCCATCGGGGAGTTGCACAACGTGCGTGATACGTCCAACGGTTGCAAGAGCATCGTCGTTGAATGCGGCTCCGTGACTTGTAGCCATGCTGATGGGCATGCCTTCGCCACTGGCCAATTGAGTTTTCATACGCTCAATGGCTTTGCCAATATTTTCACGCGTGTACAAGCGTCGATTCTTGGAGACACCGGGTCGGATAAAGATGCCACGGATAATGGCTGACTTTGTTGAAGCCATATTTAAAGTCCCTTCGGATTCTTTGGCATCCAACTTTTTAATAATCCCGTTAACCCAAGAACGACCTGCGTCACCGCCCCAGCCAAGCCAGGCGATATATCCAGCAGAAGGGTTTGACTGGTTAGCCCAATCTTTCCCCTTCTTGTCTACTTCGTGTCGTGCAAAATACGAGTGCATACGCCTAATGGTGTCTGCAGGTATGTTTTTGCCATTAGACAAGTCACGAGCGCGGGCAACGCCGACGGCGGTCATGCCGCGTCCGTGTTTCCTGCGTAATTCCAGGGAACGTGCAGCGTTCTTGCGTACTTGTTCGGGAGGTGAAAAATTGGTAGCCATTATTATTTACTTGAAAATGCCTTGAGTCCCGCAAGGGAGCCCATCTGCTCGACAATTTTCATTACGTTTTCGTTATCAACGTGTTCAATCGCATATTGCATAGCAGTAATGCAATCGGATTTGGCTTCGTCGGTTACTAAATCTGTGTATTTCGCATACCCGTTCGCAAAAGAGGAGCGTGCGTAAATTGCTATCTCGGAGTGTATCGCTTTCCCCTTTGCTTCCAGTGAGACTGTTGACGGAATCGACGCGAACGCTTAACTAGGCGCTTGCGGAAACCATGTCCTCGGGATGCGCCCCACCCGGTTCTTTTGTAGTAACCACCTGGGGAAACACGGCTTCGGAAACGCTTGTTGATACCGTTAATGCGCGGACGTTTAAAACGTACCGTCGACCTAAAAGTCATATACCTTGAACCAAGGGGTCTAGGTTTATTGAGTCGCAAATCACGACCGTAATACATCCTCGCGGATGCACTGCTGGCGCGACTTTTTGCGCTAGAACGACGAAGGCCGTGGTAGCGAGTACTGTTTGTGTGGTGCACAAGACCACGTGCAGCACGCGCTTTTTTGAGGTTTTCGCGTTGGGCTTTTAACTGAGCAGCGGTCTGTTGTCCAGCAGGATAACGCTTGTGCATGCGGTAAGCGGCTGCAGATGCTAAGTAACTACTAGCCATTAGTCAACCTGCTTGTTAACGAGCATCCAAACTTTTTCAGCGGTTTGCCCAGGAAAGGCAACATAGGTGCCTGTGCGCTCTGAGGAGTTTAGAGCGCCACCCATAGGCTCGTCTTCTGGAATGCTATTCGGCATCGCCTACCTCTAGATGGGGCAGTTCCTTTAGGACTTCTTTGCGACGCTTTTGGTATGCCTTATTCCAGGCACCCTCAAGAGCGGAAGATTCGTCTTCGGGGCCACGTGCTGATTCCGTGGGGCGAACGTTCTTGGCGGGAGTCTTAAGACTCGACGCCTGCTGACGGTCGCTGACTGTTGCATCGGGGTTTGTTTGCCCCATCTGCATAGAATTTTTAGGTTCGCCCTTGAATTTAACAGCATCGAGGTTGGCGTGTGATAGTTCCTCAAGGTCTGACCAAAGAACCATGTTCTGTCGGTCAACCAGGATTGGGTTGTCACCGCCATCGACGGCTGGCTCTCCGATGTCTGCACGACCTCGGTTGAGAGTCCAAGTACCGTTTCGGATACGCATGTCGCGAATCTTTTCGATAACTTCGTCGTCTCGCCAGTCGACTGCACCGAACTTGAAAATCCAGTCAGTGAGGCCATATGCTTGATACAAAATAGCGAAGGTCAACTTTTCAAGAAGGAGTTCCTGAATAGGACCACAGGTGTTGACGCGGAACGTCTTGTCCTGTTGGGTTCCGGTTCCACCACCGAGGTTTCCTGCCTCGATAACGCCCACCTTTGACGGCGGGACACCGTAACCTGAAAGAATTTCATCGCGGCGTTGCTGAAGGGTGCTGAGCCAGTTATTAATCTGGTTTGTTCCCATTTCGTTAACAACAGCGCCACCCTTGGTCTCGAACAAGTTTCCAATGTTTTTAGCACCAAGGTTGCGGGTTGCGTACTGCTGCTGGAGACGCTTCATTTCCGATTCCGGAAGAGCGATAGGCCAGTCAACGTGAGCACGCATTGGGTCTCCACGCTTCATCGTTTCCTTGATGAGCGCAGCGGTGAATAACCACGACGTAATCGGCAGGATGTTCTTTTGCGTAGGGGAGACACCGTAAAGGGTGTCTCCTGGGGAGTCAAACTTGACGTGAATAACCTCGCGCGGCTTAAAACGCGCTTGGCGGTTGGTCTGCGTCTTTTGGAAGTAACCCTTGACAACGCCGTGTTCATCAGCAATGACGGTCATCGTTGTCGGGTCTAAAGGATAAAGAGCAGCAGGCTCGCCCATGACCCAGACAACTTCCAAGAAGGCGTCGCCAAAAATCATAAGGTCAGTAATCATGGCCCGCATAAGTTGACGAATATCGTCGTGCGGGTTAACGTATGCAAGCAACTGCTGGACCTTTGCCACCTCTGGAGGTGGTTCTGGCATAACAGCGTCGCTGTCGACACCGCTGATGTAAACAACATCGATGCCGCCTGCTGTGCAGGTTCGGGCAATTACGTCAATACAAGCAGAGGACCAGGTGCACGAAAGGTACGCCTGCAGCAACTGCAGCATAAAAGTGGGGCGGTCAAGAGTGCTGGCGCTGACATTTCCGCCAGCGTTAATCTCGGTGCTTCCGCCTACGGGGATACCAACAGCGTAACCTGTACGCTTCTCGGTGGTGCGCTGACGACCTTCGACGATGCTTTCGTCGACAGGTTGCGCGAGCATTTCCTCGATTCCCCTTCTAAAAGATGTAATAGCCATTCGTCTATTTCCTTAAAAGGGGCTAATGTTTAGGTCCCCTACAAACAAACCACCGAACATCGGTAATTTTCTACCCGCAGCCTCTTCCCCGACCGAAACCATCGTGTCTGGGAGTCCGCTACGCATGCTGGGGTCTTCGTCGTAAATAACGGGACGTGCGTAAGTTCCTACTGCCATAATTACATATCTTAGCGCGTCGGCGATGTGGTCCTCTACGTTACGAGTTTCAGCATCGTCTGGCTTGGCAGAATTTCTTGGCAATGCCGGGATGGTCTCAATGAACATCGGGCATTTGTCCTCAAAAACGTGAAGCATAGGGCAAGTATCCTTGCCCTCTAAACGGTGGATTTCGCAGGCAGGACCATTATTTAGATAATGGTGAACGCGTGACCATCCGTTAATTCGGTCGTTGTCGGCGGGCATAATACCGCAACCTTCAAGACCATAAATATCTGCAATAGAGAGTGGTGTTCCACGGTGTCCCCACATTGAGGGGTCAGCAACGCGCACAACTTCGAACTCGCCAGCGCTTCGTTCGGTCTCTAAAATGTTTCTGGCTTGACCGTCGGCATTGACCTTTGTCGAGTAAATTTCGCGGTAAACCCAAATGCGACCGTCGTTATCTTGGGCAAGCCAGACAACGGCCCAGGGGGCGGCGTAGCCATAGTCAATACCAGCGTAACGAGGCCATTCTTTCGGAATTGGGAAAGAACGTACGACATGCTTGGAGTATTGCCATTGTTCAAAAAACTGTCCAACCATCGCGTCCCAGTCACCATCACGCATTGCTGCACGGCGGGCGGGGTCGGGAATGGAGTTAAGGACTGCGTCATAACCTTCGTTAAGGTGAGGATTGTCTGACGCTTTGGCCTGAATGAAGGCAACCTTACGGGCAACCTTGGAACCATCTACAGTTTCAATGTAGATTTCCTTGCCGCGCTTGGTGGGATTGATGAAACGGTCCTTCAAATACTTGTGACCGACACCACCGGGGTTCGTTGCAAGTCGAAGGCCAATAACCGGAACAAGTTTGTTACCGGAACGAAGACGCTCCTCAATGTGCTGAATAACAGCAGGGAGCATGAGGCTTGCTTCGTCAATGTAGAAAGCCTGGTACTCACCACCGAGGATTCGGGATGCGTCAACAAGGTTTTCTGCGTAAGAAAAATTAATAACAGAGCCATTGGCAAACTTCAACACCTTGTTGGTGGAGTTCCATTTTGCGCCGAGGTCGCGGGCATAGCCGCGGCGACCGAGTTCGGCCAAGAATGACTCTTCAAGTTCTGGATACGAGCGGCGAAAACAGCCAATCTTCATACCAGGGATATTGGCAGCGTGCCAAATAGCGTCCATTAGGAACGCACAAGATTTACCACCACCGGCCGCACCACCATAAAGGATGGCATCGACGCGATTCCGTGAGGATTCGTGAAAAACTTGCTGCCGTTCAGTGGGGGTGTACCCCATTGCGGCAAAAGCATCGACCATTGGCGGTACAACAGAATTGGAAATAAAATCTGCAAAACTTGCCATTATGACAACCAGAAGTAAAAAGACCACATAACTGAAAGAACCCCTACAACCGCAATAACGCGGGAGGATGTTTTTTGCAACGAGGCCAAAACCTGCAGATAGGTAATCTGAGACTTTTCCTTCTCAAGAGAAAGAATTACGCCCAAACGGTTGAAGGCAATTTCTTCTTCCCTCAGAGCATTATCCTGAGCGGACTTTTCGGGGTCATCACCATTAATTTTGGCAACGAGTTCCTCAAAACTTTTATCCCATTCTTCAGACATTGTAGCCCCTACAGTTGGAATCCATCAACATCTTCACCGGACATTATTCGACGTATAAATTCGTCGTGGATAATCCATTGAGAGCCACTGGGCAATCTCCGCATTGCAGAAATTTGCCACTGCTCAAAACCAAGATAGATTAGTTCGTCATCTGTCGGAGCAGACTTTTCCCTATCCTTACACATAATATACATCACATTTTCTAAATGTCAAGTGTTTCGAATGCCGGGGCGCGGGGGTGGCTGATGCTCAACCAAAACTTGACCATCGCTAGAGGTCAGTTGACGCTTAAAGGCGACCCAACGCTGCCTGTCGGGTGAACCCGCATCAACCCACTCCCCATAGCACTCAACGCAAAAACCAGTACGTACTGCTGGGAAAATAAGGCAGGAGTCACACGGCGTTGGTGTTTTCCGGACTGGAGTTTTCTCGAGCGGGTTTTTAATGAGATGGATATTTCGGTGAGCCTGTGCTAAAGCGCCCTCGGCTTCTATAATTAACTTTTCAATTTCTCGGACCAATTCAGTCAGGGGGTCACGCATTGCGCGACCGTCCAACCGGGCCATTACTGCTCGTTCTACAGGGGAGGATGATGGGTCTGAATTGGTGCGTGCCTGAATAACACTTCCGCCAGAAATACTACTGGGGTCAATGCGTATTTCTGAACGACGAAGCAATTCGCTCATCTCTTCAAGACTTACTCTGTTAACCAGTTGGGAAATATGTTCCAGGCCTTCGGACAAACGACGTAGTCGCTGTTCGCCTTTTCTGCTTAACTTAGTAGCCATCAGTTCCTCTATTTGGGGCACTAGTTGCCATTTATAGCAATATGTCTATCACAAAAATAACCCTGTGTCAAGTGTTTAAACTTTTTTCATACGCGCGCATTAAAACAACAAACTGTTCAAGAGACATTGTGACATATGCCTCGCCAGTCCCCTTGCGGGCGCGCTTGTGGATAACTGCCCAGAGTTTGTTTGCCTTAAGAGCGGATACCGCCGCCTGCTTGCACCACTCAGCAAGCGTCATGGTCTTCTGGTCCTTTGCCTCTAGAACCATGGGAACTCCACGAATGTCTCCGAGGTCCATATTGCTACTGCCCCAACGTTCTGCATCCGGATAGCCATTTTCTTTTAGGAAATTGACAATATCCGTTTCAAACTTGGTTCCTTTAGCGCGGGCTTTACTCATACTAGTCTGAACATCTCCAGGAACTTTTCGTGTAAATCAAAGATTGTGCCGTCATTGAAAATAATGTGGTCTTGGTCGTTATAGGAAAACTCAGAGATGTGGCTATTTGCGGCCGACACCCCATCGCGGACAACTCGCAAAATTGTACCGCCGCGGGCATGAATAGCATCCGCCTCATTTTGAAAACGCACGTCAGTAATGACTAGGTCTTCATAGGGTCTGTGGAAAAGTGCTTCGACCCAAACGTCATCACCAAGGATGTCGCGACCACCCTCGGTCCCCAGTCGTTGAAGAAGGTCGCGGACCTCGGAGTGTTTCTTGGCATATTCCCACCCATAGGTGTCAACAATAGCGCGGACACGCTTTAGATTGGGCTGACCAGTTTCTTCGTAAGTCAACACAAACGGGTTCATGGCATAAAGCATTTGGCGCATGGGGTCAGCAAAAGCGCGACGCTCAAATGCGTTGTGGCGAACTAATAGTGCGCCAAGCGTGTCCTTGCCAGATTGCGCGTAACCGCAAAGTCCAATAAGCATTACTTGATGTCCTGGAAAAAATCCTTAAGTCCGTACCAGAGCACGTAGTAGGGCCAACTGAGGCCGTCAAAAATTACAGTTTTAATGAAATTGCGTTTACGAATAGCAATTGCCCGTACAGCAAGTTCGCGGGACAACTTGACCAAAACATAGTGAAGGCGACCCGCAATCAACAGGCCAATCCCCAGATAAAATGCCAGAATCCATAGCAGCCAGTTCATTGTTCCTCCAATTAGGACTATCGGTAAATTTGTCTTAATTCCTGCTGGTAAACCTCAACGGTTGACCATGCAGAGTTCAGTCTATCATACAGCCACTCCACGTCAAGCGTTATTGCGTCCAATACATCAATAAGAATTGGGTTGACCCCCTCAAGACCGTAAATGATATTCATCCGGTCCATAATCGCAGTCATGCGCTCTTTTTCGCTGGGGGTTGCCATAAATTAATTGTACCAGAGGTGGTACAATAAGCAAGGGTATGGGTGGCAGCCAGTTGCCAGGTATTTGACCAGGGTAAATGGGCGTTTCTCTTGAAACTTTGGGGTGGCAGCCAGTTACCACCCTATATATAATAATATATATTAACTAATACTACATATCATCTACAGAAAATTCTGCTGTAACTCTTGACAGGTTGCATGTGATGCTGTACACTTGACCTGCAACTAAATCTAACTGGAGGAACCCAGATGTCTTCAATGCCCACCCTCATCACCGTAGCAGTCGGCTTTGCCGGTAGCATCGGTAGTAGCGTCGCCGCTTTTGTTAGGCAGGCCAAGAACTTTGAAACACAAGTTCAGACTATGCTTGTTCAGGTGACCGATGATGTAGACACGATTCTTGAAGAAATCGACAAGATTTCCAAGGATGTCACTAAGGCTATTTCTGCGCTTCAAAAGCCAGAACCAATGTCTCTCACCATCCCCGTTGCATCGGATGGTACTCCGGCTAAAAAGGCTGTCAAGAAGACTGCCACCAAGAAGGCCGCTCCGGCGGCTAAGACTCGTCAGGTCAAGTAGCCGGATTTTGCTCGGTAACTCAATGGCAGAGTAGTGCACTGTTAATGCAAAGGTTGAAGGTTCGAGTCCCTCCCGAGCAGCAAGGAAATTATGAATAATTTTGAAATGAATTTTCAAATCAAGTTAGTGATGCAGCGCCAGGAGTCAAATCCTGATATTATCACCGTCGAACACACAAATATCTACGGCGAGGTTGAAATGACTGACCCGTGGAATTTTGTGGAAGATGGGCGCTACGAACTTACTATCAATCTAATCCCCAAAGAGGAAGAGGAGTAAATGATTACTCAAGATGAAAGCATGAAGTCAGTCGCAGATGCGCTGATGCCAGTTCTGGCTAATGCTACGATTATGTATCACCGCGCGCACGGTTTTCACTGGAATGTTGTGGACCCCGATTTTCCACAGTGGCACGATAAATTTGCCGAAATCTATGAAGATGTCTACGGTAGCCTTGACCCTTTTGCAGAGAACATTCGCAAGATGGGCTCAGTTGCACCGTTTTGTCTCTGGGACCTTTCCGAGCATGCCACGGTTGACGACGAAAACGCCGCCAACTTCAGTGCAAGAACATTGGTCGAAGATTTGTTGGCTACCAATACTGGCGTAATAGTTTCACTGAACGCTGCGTTCCGCGTTGCTTCTTCAGCCAATCAGCAAGGTATTGCCAACTTCATTGCCGAGCGTCTTGACGCTCATCAGAAGTGGAACTGGCAACTCCAGGCCTCGCTGTAATCTGATACCCGTCGTAATTTAAACGTACCGCCCGGTGTACAACGGGGGTACGTGTACTTTGTATGATAACGCGAATCATATGAGTGCGGGAATGGCTCTAGGGAAAATTGCGATACGCCTGGGGCCCTCAACATTGCACGATAGCGAAGTGGTCAAACGCTGATGGCTGTAAACCATCCCTCTTTTGAGTTCGGGGGTTCGAATCCCTCTCGTGCAACCAAGCAGGCGTGGTGTAAAAGTAGCAGGGACCTTCGGGTCTCGGTGTGGGTGCAAGTCCTACCGCCTGCGCTAACGGAAGTGTGACCGAGCGGTTTATGGTACCTGTCTTGAAAACAGGAGAGGTGAGAGCCTCCGGGGGTTCGAATCCCTCCACTTCCTCCAAGGAAACGTGGCTGAACGGCCAATTTTGGGGGTAAAATGATTAGCATTCTTGTGATGGGCAAACCCGACTGGGACATCCCGCGCCAGAAGGAGCAATGCAGGGCCGTAGGGGAAACCTACATTCTTATGGCGTGCACCTCGAGTAGCGAAACCGTTCCCTTTCGGTACTTGCGCGTTCCGTTGGCCGAATACGCCACTCGCGCCGAGGCCGACGCCGCGGCCGCCGAAATCCGGGCCGCGCTCGACCGCGGAACCCCCTACCTAGATTTATAGAACTTTCTGTCTAGTTTGACCTGCTTTGCCAAAATACGCAAGACACATTCTATTTATTTAAGGGCCCCTCTGAACATTTGTTCATAACAGTAGAAACACCTAAAAAAATTCTGGGCATAGGCCTAAAAAATTTTTTGCCCGCGCGCCAACGGCGCATCAAAAATTTTTCTTAAAATTTGGGTTATTGGGTCTTTGCTATCGCAAAGGATTAATCGACGTGCTTATCTTCACGGACAACATTACGAATAATTGTGTACTTATTATTGTAACGCACTATTACGTCGTTAGGGAAGACGTTGACTCCTTCGTCAAAGCCGTATGCGTAGATATATAGGCTTTTAAGGGAGCAATTGTCAAGTGAGCCAGTGTAACGGTGTGTCACGTTCACAACTGGAGTAATCCCCCCGGAATTTGTCTGAGAAAAAAATGAGAATAACGCCCTAGTATCCTTTTCTTCCCAACACTTCCCTACCTTGAACACATCAGCCAAATCTTCGTGACGCATCAACTCCTCGTCCTCCTTAGAAGGCCCCTGGAGCAACATAGCACCCCCGAAATCACTAGTAACATGGAAGTACTGGTTAATGTCTTCCCGAATGTTCCTAACTGCGCCAACAGAATGGTCGTAGAGGCCTCTGAGGTTCGATTCTAGCCCCTTAAACCTATTAACAGCAGCAGCGCTGCTTGTTGCACCCCAGGCGTCCTTGAGGGCTTTGAGTGGGTCGATAATGCTGAACTCTGGTACTGACTCGAGTTCTCCATCTTCCCCCCGGAAAAAAAATTCACCAGTGAAGATAATCTTCTGACCCTTGGGCCAGGTAACCTTGACTCCACCAGGCGTGATGGAGACATTGACCCTACTATTGGTAAATAATGCCCGAATCCGCTCCTGGTTCACCGCGAAGTCCCGCTGCCCGAGCAATTGGTAGGCCTTGGCCGACCGATACGAGCCGTCATTGTCAATATAGGTAATATTCTCCATGTGTGATAGCATAGCATACTTTTTGTAGCCTGTCTACGGTTTGAACATATGTTCTTATATAGGAGGTGTAAAATTCAGACGTGTGGGCACTGCATTGGTCCCAATGGCTGCTTGCGTGTAATGGTTGGTGTATTGTTTGAGTGTGGTTAAAGAGCGCGCCCGCGTTCGCCACTCAACGAAAGGTAACAACATGACACGCATCAACAACAACACGAAAGACCGCGACCGTACGCGCAAACTGATTGGAGACATGGCACGCGCTAACGGCATCGCATCACACATCGCCGATGAGATAGCAGAGCGACACATTTGTCGAACGAACATCGCGCCTAGTGATGGTGGTGTTATCACTCATGGAGCGATGACTACTTACAATCGCGCTAACGCGTTCATCGCATCAGTCATCGCGCAACTTTCTGACAATGTCACGAAAGACAAAAAGCGCGAGGGTGTCAATGTCATCACGCCCGCGAACGATGTTCGCGTGAAGATGGCAACACGCACTAAGCGCGACAAGGTGCTAAGCGCGCTCATGGATGATGTCATCGCGACTAGTGGCACTTTCGCATCGTTGGCAGAGATGACATCGTTCCTAACGAATGGTGGCGTTCTTATCATTCGCAACGCGCAACATTCGCAGAGCGCATGGAACATCATCACTATTAACGCCGATGGACTGTTGCTAAACAGTCTGCTCTACGCGTCAGGCGGTCACGATAACAACGCGATGATGTTGTTGGCTCCAATGACGGCATGGAGTCGCGATGAAAGCGAGACAGTCGCGCACATCAACGAGGAACGAAAGTTTCTCGCGGTGCGCGTTTGTGGTTGCCCTGTATTGTGGCGCGACCCCGTAGGGCATCTGGATAATCTGGAGTCTCGCGGTATCGCTACCGGTGCGCGGTCACTCGCTGAGTCCATCCTTGCCCGCCACGATGAGAGCGTTACGATGTCGAACGATGTTCGACAGCGTATTGCGCATCGCTCAGACATCGCCGGTCTATGGGATGACATCGAAGATGTCGAAGATTGGACATCGCGTGTGGTAAAGCGCGGTCACGCGGTAGCGTTGTAACGCATCGCACGCGATAGGCGCGGGCATCACGCCCGCGCCTATCGCAACGCATCACGCATCACGCATCACGCATCACGCACGCGCCACGATGGGCGCGGGATGTTATCACATCCCGCGCCCTACGCGCCACATCGCGCACATCTAGCCCGATGATTAAAAACACATCTCCACGCATAAAAACGCATACCCCCGCACGCCCGCCCGAAACATGACTTAACTAGTCAGGAATAGGAGAAAACGAACAAGCGTTCGCCATCCAATAACCCACAGAATAAACCACAGCCTGTGGATAAGTCTGTGGATAACTAAAGCGAACAAATGTTCGCTTTTTTGCGGCGAACACTTGTTCGCCATCGGCATCGCGCACGTAACCCCTGCGCGCTCCGAGGATTTCTGGAAACTTTCTGAGGAGAAAATGTATCGCGCACGCATACGGAAACCCCTGCGCGATGTTTCTGGAAAACTTTCTGACAAACAAATGTATCGCGCACAAAATCCATCGCGCACGTAACCCAACGCCCCCGCTGAGATTTCTGAAAACATTCTGACGAACAAATGTATCGCGCAAAAAAATAGTTGCTTTTTACTTTTTTGCTCACTAGGCTCAGTACCATCGGTAACAATACCGACACCAACCGAAAGGGTTTTACAATGATTTACACTTCCGCCCAAGTTACCTTGACCAACGAACCCCGTCATTGGGGTTGGTACGCCGAGGACACCCACCCCTATTTCGGCGTTCAGGTCAGCGCATCTGACGGCGAACGCTATTTCTCCCTGTTCGCCTTTTGGTACGCCACGGAAGCGGAAGCGGTGCGGGCGAACGCCCTAGCCCACACCCGCCTAGCGTGGTGCTCCCCTAGCGAGGATGCCTACACCGCACTAGTCGAACTCCTACTCACCCACACCAACCCGCGAGAGGATGACTAAGGCAAGGGGCGGGGGCGAACAAGTGTTCGCCCCCAAACCAAACCCTACGTCATCGCGCAAAGTTTATCGGGGTTTTCCCCTATCGCGCACGCGCGATGCTTGACTTTCTAAAAAACGCTCACTAAACTCTGTACCATCGGCAACAATGCCGGTGAGTACGAAAGGGATTTACAATGATTTACGAACTGACTGACACTCTCACTTCGCCCGCGGGTGAGGTCACGGCGACCATCAACCGCCACTACAACCCGAGCCATGAGTTTGACCACGGCTCTTTCTTCACGCTTACCCTGTTTGGCGCCGATGGTAAGCCGTTGAGCGATGACGGACACCTCTACCGCACCCGAGAGGATGCCCTACGCCTTTGGGCGGGCATCTCCCGATGGTTTTAGGGGGGAGCCTTTGAGGGGGGGGCGGGGCGTGAGCCCTGCCCCTCTTTTTTTTGCCCGCCGAGTCCATCGCGCACGGTATTGTCTCCCGCGTGCGCGATTTCTGGGAAACTCTCTGTCCGGAAATCATCGCGCACACGCAATCGCGCACGCGCACTAAACTTTCTGGAAAAGTTTCTGTGAAGTTTCTGTATCTTTTTTGTATCGCGCAAAAAAATAGTTGCTTTCCCTAAATAGTCTGACTAGACTCTCTCCTATCGGTAACGAAGCCGATAAAACGAAAGGGATTTATGAAGTGTTCATTTTGCGGGGACGAGGGCGCACGCCTTTGCCCCATCTCGGATGTGCTTTCCGTTCGCTGTTCCGCCTGCGGTCACATCGAACCGTTCTACGATGGCACCCCCACCGAAATCGTTTGGGGCACCCCATCCACGCACGGCGCGGAAAACGAGGCGTGCGACTACATGTAGCACGCGGGGGAGGGGCGGGGAAACCCGCCCCTCTTCTTTTGCCCCGTGTCAAGTCATCGCGCATGCGCGATTTTCCCCACCTCGGCGTTTTCCTGCTATTGTGGTTCTAGCGGTGGATGCTCCCCCGCGGAAGGGTTATTATGTGCGATTTTTGCGGGGCCGATGCCCCCACGGTCGAGGTCGAGGTGTATTCACCCGCCTCGCGTTCGTGCGTCACGCTTGAGGCGTGCGCTCCCTGCGAGGTTGCGGAGGTGTGGCTCTAGGGCGCGGAGCGGGGCGAACAAGTGTTCGCCCCCAACTCCCCCCCTAACATCGCGCAAAGTTTAGCACAGTTTTTGTCCATCGCGCACGCGCGATGCTTCCAAAGTCTAAAAAATCTGCTACAATGTAACTAACCAACTGAAAGGGGTTAAAATGAAGGCAGTTCGCCCTCTTATCCGTCGCATCACCTCGCATTTCTCTGACCGCGCCCAAATCGGGGGCGGGTGGGTCTGGTGGAAACTCTGGCAGTAGCCACCGGCAGGGGGGCGGGCGCAAGCCCGCCCCTTTTGCTTTGCCCCTGCGCCGAGCATCGCGCACATGTAATCGCGCACATACAATCGCGCATGCGTAGCCAGGTTCTCCCAAAGATTTCTGGGAACTTTCCGAGGGGCTTTTGTATCCATCGCGCAAAAAAATACTTGACTTAATCGCTCATCCTGTTATGCTGTTCATTGTTAGGGCAAACGCCCTACGGAAAGGTAACAATGACACGCGAAGGTACTAGGGGCGAAAAGTTGTTCGCTCTGCTCATGGGGGTAATCGTCTATGCGTTTGCCTACATCGCCAGCACTAAGGCAGTAGGTGACTTGACCGCGCCCGCTCTGGTGTGGTTGGTTTCACTTGCTCTAGGAGTGGTGGCATCGTTCGCTACGGCGCTCATCATCCTCAAACTTAGAAAGTAGGGGCGGGGGCGGGCGTGAGCCCGCCCCTAAACCCGACCCCCTACGTCATCGCGCAAACAATAACACAGTTTTTGGCCATCGCGCATGCGCGATAGTTGATTAGTTAGATTTTTCTGTTACAATAGAAGCATCGGGAAAACCGAAAAACGAAAGGTAAGAAAATGACACAGCGACACGAAGGATTCGACGAAATGCTGGATGAGTGCTACCCCACTTACTCCATCGGCTCAATGACCTTTTACCCCAGCCAAATCCTTTTTGACTGCGACCCCATCGCCTACCAAATCGGCGTAGTCGAGTACGAGGACAGCATCGAAGAAGAGGAGGACTAGAGGCGCGGGGCGGGGGGAAACCCCCGCTCCAAACCCAGCCCCCTCATCGCGCAAAGTGTAACAGACTTTTCCCCCATCGCGCATGCGCGAAACTTGCTTTTTTTCGGCAAATCTGCCTACAATGGAGTCAGCCAAATGAAAGGGGCGAAGATGCCAGCGAAGGGATACAAAAAACACAAGTGCAAGGGATGCGGAGCAAACCGGAGCACAGCCGGAGACTTTTGCACAGCGTGCATCGAAAAGTTTCTGAAGCGTAAAAACTGAAACGGGGCGGGTCGAGAAATCGGCTCGCTCTCAGTTTTTTAATCCGGTCGGCATCGCGCACGAATACACGTGCGTCATATCGCGCAGACATAATCGCGCATGCGTAGGGGAGTTGTCTCGAAGATTTCTGGGAATTTTCTGACGGGCTTATGTATCGCGCGTGCGCGATGCTTCCAGACTGCTCAAAACCTGCTACAATAGTCCTAGTCCAATGAAAGGGGCCTACAATGATTAGCATTTTCGAGATTACCCTCAAGCGGGATGGTGGTCACACCATCACCATAACCACACCATCTACCGATGCCGAAACTGCCATCGAAACGGCGTGCCGTATTGAGTACGCGCCGTTTTCGGCGGTTGTCAAGGTAGTAGAGAAGCAATACTAAGAGGGGCGGGGTAGGGTAAAACCTGCCCCGCTTTTTCTGGGGTTGGTACCATCGCGCACGCGCGACGTTTCTTTACCTCAAAAAATCTGCTAAAGTGGTCTTAGCCAAATGAAAGGGGCTTAAGTGAAAACTTACAGGGTGGAATACGCCATCATCATCGGCGAGATAGATTTCTCGTCTTACTTTTTTGTGGGGGCGGATGACCTGCCACAAGCAATTGCAATGGGGCGCTCTATCTTCCCTAATGCCTACTTCATCAACGCTAGGCGAGGCTAGCCAAATCAAACGGGCGGGGCGGGCGTAATGTCCGCCCCGCTTTTTTGTCGCTCACCGAGTCCATCGCGCAAGGATTGACTTGACTTAACTTTTTTAATCTGCTAGGACTAACGTCATCGCGCATGCGCGACGTTTCTATTGTAGTTTTCAGGTAGTAAGGTAGGGGTACCTTAAGAAAGGGGTACGAAATGAATGATTCACTAACGCTTACAAAGGAAATGGGACTAGCCATCCTGTCGGGGCTCGATGCCGAAATCCTCCGCCTTACGGAGATGCTCGAAATCGCTAACCGGTTCGCATCGGATACCGTTGGTTTCTGGGAGACCCGCATTGAGACCTACAAGGAGACTCGGCGCAAGGTGTCAGATACGCGCTGGCATCATTAGGAGCGCGGGGGGATGGGTGCGGGCGCCCCATCCCCCAATGCCCCATTGTTGTATCGCGCACATTGTTGTATCGCGCACGCGCGATGCTTTAAAATTTAAGATTAGGGTGCTATTGTGGACACATCAAGCAGTACAAGCAAAGGAGGCAATATGCCAAAGAAAGAGATTAGCCAAGGGGAGCGCGAGCAAAACGAGCGCATCCTTCAGAACATGCTCGACGCGGAAGCGGAGTACGGAGACATTACGCTGATGCCCTACGTGGCGTTTGAGGAGATGTTTGAGGATAGAGACCCGTTTGAGTTTCTTTAGCCGGTAGGGAGTAGGGCGGGGGAGACCCCGCCTGAAACTTCCCTATACCACATCGCGCAACAAAAAACAATCATTTTGGTCTATCGCGCATGCGCGATGCTACTTTTGGTTAGATTTTCTGGTAAGGTTTCACTATCGAAAGAGAAAGGGCAAAACATGCCACAGGTAACAAACAAAAAGGCAAGCGAATACATCGCAAGCCGTAAGCCATTCACCGCTAACACAATGCGGGGCGAGATGTGGGGCGATGGGGAATACCGCGTGTATTCGTACTCTACTCTCATGGCAGTAGTAAAGGGCGAGAGCGTTACGCATCTCAACAATCAGTATTACAGTCAAACAACGTCACGCCATCAGACGTTTATTCGTCAGGGGCTTTCCGGCTTTACCCTTTCGCCGGATGCCGTAGTGCTAGAGAGGTAACTCTCTAGACTAGATGCGGGGGATGCGGGCGCATCCCCCGCATTCTGCCGGTCAAGTTGCCATTATCGCGCAAGATTTCTCCCCTATCGCGCAAAAACCGACTTGACTTTTTTTGGTGGGCGGGGTATTGTGGTAGCAGAAAGGGAAAGGGGGTAAAATGAAGTGCGACATCTGTGGTTACGTCGGTAGTTTTCTTACCGTCATCCGTGTCTGGTCTAAGGACACAAACCGGCTCATGCCGGTCATGGCTTGCCTAGACTGCGAGTAGCAGAACGGGCAACAAGGACTAGGGGGCGAACGTCTGTTCGCTCCCTTTTCCCTTGCCTCTTACGTCATCGCGCAAGATTCGACTTGACTTAACAATATTAACCCGTCATCGCGCAAGATTTTCTTCATCGCGCGTGCGCGATAGACCCCTCAATCAAAAAATTTCTGTATTATGTACCTGTTAGGTAAATCACCGAACGGAAAGGGCATTATGAGTAACGTAGTCTTCCCCGATGGCTCGCAAGTCGAGCAGGATGAAACGGGCATCCGCGTAGTATCCGGCGAAATGGCGATGGATGCCTACCGCCTAAAGATGGTTATCTCCATGCTGGAGATGGAAATCAAGTTCCCAGGGATGAAGATGTCCCGCCACCTTACCGCTCTCAAGGGCGCGGAAAACATCAGCGGGCTCACCTTTGGGCGCGGGGTGTCAGGGCGTAAAAAGGCGCTGGCGTGGGCAGTCGAAACCTACAATGCTCTGCTGGCATCAGCGGAGTAGATGTTTCACGTGGAACATCCGCAGGGTGGGGGAAACCCCGCCCTGTGGATAACCTGTGGATAACTCTGATTTTTTTTTACCCCATCGTCATCGCGCATAAGTCAGGTGCGCGATAGCGGCATCGCGCACGCGTGACGCTTGACTGTGTGGAGATTTCCAAAAACTCTCTGAGGAGGATTTGTATTCATCGCGCAAAAAAAATAGCGGTTTGGATTTTTACCTGCTACAATGATTGCTGTTAGTGAAACTCACTAGCGGAAAGGTAAGTATGAAGGCTATTAAGGTCAGCACCGATGGAGTGTTCGAGGTAGTGGAGTTCGATAACTCCAACTGCTACGAGATGCTTAAAGAGGGTGTCGGTGGATGGATTGAGTGCGTAAGACTCCCCGCTACCGGTATTGAGATGTGGGTCAATGAAGAAGGCAAACTGAACGGGTTGGAGCAAAACTCCTACGGTACCGCTCTTTGGTCCGACTCCTACGGCCTCACCGATGTCACGGTGGGTAACATCGTCATCACCGGTGGAACGGATGACGAAGGCGAGACTCTTGGATTAGACGATGAAACCATCGCCTACTTGTTGGACTACAAGAAGCGCATCTTCATCCCTAACCTTGACATCGAAGACTACATCGGGTTCACGGTTACGAGTATGTAGGGGAGCGGGGTGGGGGGCGACCCCCATCCCAATCTCCCCCCATCGCGCAAGGTTTTCGGCTATCGCGCGTGCGCGATGTGACACACCTCGTAGATTTTCTGGTAAGTTGTAACTGTTAGGTAAAGCACCTAGCGGAAAGGGTCATAATGACTAAGGATGAAGCGGTACAGAAGTTGTTGGAGTTGTTGCCCGCATTGTTGGGTGAGGATGTGGTGATTGTTCCACGTGAAACATTGGGCGGGATTATGAACTCCCTCTCATCCCTTGAGGATGATGTCAGCGGGGCGCAGAGCGAGTTGGCCGATGCGGTGCGAAACATCGAGCACGCCAAGGATTACCTTGACAGCGCACAGAGCGACATCGACAACATCAGCGACCTTGACAGCATCACCACCGACATTCGTGCGGTGATGAGCGAGTTGGAAGAGTTGAGTTAGGCCGACCCTCGCGGGGCGAACAAGTGTTCGCCCCGCGGGGTATCCCCCCCCTAGCATCGCGCAAGGATTGGGGCTATCGCGCACGCGCGATGTCCCCGATTTTAGTTCTCAGCGTGTAGAGTGGAACTTGTAGTAACAACCAACGAAAGGAAATACAATGGCAACGATTAAAGGAACACTCACTAACACTTGTACCTGCTATTGGTGCGAGGAGTGTAGTGTCGGATACGACAGCGAACCGAACGGCGGTAGGTGCGACACCTGCGGAGTAACGGTTACGCCCACTACGGAGTGTTATGGAGACTGCTGGGACTACGCCCGCAACGACTTCGTGACAACCGTTCAGGGATGGATGGATGACTTCACCGACACCGACTACTACTACATCCACGCCGAAGGGATGGGATGGCAACGGCAGACAGCAGACAGCGCCCACACCGATACGGCAGACGGACTAGTAGCCATGCTCGGCATCAACGGAGACTACATCCTGCGCTGGGAGTACGACTTCGAGAACAGAACACTCAGGGTCACGCGGAGTAGCCACGATGAGATGGGCGCATCCTTCGAGTTCTTCCCCTACTACGAGAGGGGGGAATAAGGGGTATTCCCCGCCGTCATCGCGCATGGGTATCGCGCATGCGTCTAACGCGCGATATTTTCATCGCGCACGTGGCACGTTACGGGTGTCTCAGGAAGATTTCCCTAAACTTTCTGATGACCTTTTGTATCGCGCATGCGCGACGTTTCTTTGGTTAGTTCGATGTGCTAATGTGGTTGTAGTTGGTAGGTTGCCAACATGAAAGGTAGTAATGGCAAAGGGTGAAACGATTGACGGAGTGTGGTACGAGTACGTACTTGCTCTCAACGAGTACGACTTCGAGCATTTGGATGAGAAGTCGAAGAAGGCTCTCTTCGAGTTGCTGGACAGAAACATTGACAACATCCTCAAGGAGTTTGACATCATCTAATCGAAGGTGTCGAGAGGCGGGGTCGGCTTAGGTCGGCCCCGCTTTTCTTTTGGTACATCGGTGTCATCGCGCAAGATTTTCGTTATCGCGCACGCGCGATGCGACCGGTTCCGGTCTGCTAGGGTGTAAGGTGAAAGCACCTAGTTAGAGTGACTAGGTAGAAAGGTAGTTATGGAAAAGAGAAAGAGTCCCTACGAGATTGTGGCACAAGGCATCATCGAAGCATTAGAGAAGGGTGGCATCCCCGCGTGGCGTAAGGAGTGGACTACATCGGGAGTGTATCCAACTAGCCTTAGTAGCAAGAAGGCATACAACGGTACTAACAAGATGCTCCTAATGTTTGCGACCATAGCCGGTGGATACACAAGCAAGTGGTGGGGAACTTACAAGCAGATAGAAGCGATGGGTGGCAAGGTCAAGAAGGGTGAGAAGAGTACGCCGGTAGTGTTGTGGAAACCACTAGAGACTACCGACAAGGATGGCAAACTCAAGAAGAGTGCCGTAATGCGTTACTTCAGCGTATTTAACGCGGAGCAAGCGGAGTGGGTAGAGAAGGAGATGCCGACAACGGAGCGCGGAGAGGTACGCGGAGATGTTGCCATCATCGAAGGAGCGCAGAGCATCGTGGATGCCTACTACGCCCGCACCGGAGCGCCTAGCCTTACCTTTGCCGGAGAGCGTGCCTACTACTCACCTAGTAGCGATGCGGTGACGATGCCTAAGCAGGATAGTTTCACAAGCGATGAAGCGTTTTACTCAACGCTATTCCATGAGACAGCGCACAGCACCGGACACAAGAGCCGACTAGCACGCGAAGGTGTAGTCGAAGCGCACTACTTTGGCGATGCGACATACAGCGAAGAGGAGTTAGTCGCGGAGTTCACAGCGACCTTCCTATGCGCGGAAACCGGCATCGCTCCTAGCACTATCGAAAACAGCACCGCGTACATCGCAGGGTGGCTAAAGGTACTCAAGAATGACCCGAAAATCTTGGTCAAGAGTGCCAGCAGAGCGCAGAAAGCGTGCGACCTAGTGCTAGGTATCGAAAGCAAGAAGTGGGGCGAAGAGGAGTAGTGATTCACCGGCGGGGCGAACAAGTGTTCGCCTTGCCAACTCCCCTTTACATCGCGCAGGTTTTTCTTCATCGCGCATGCGCGACGCTTGCGTTTCTCGAAGATTTCTGGAAAGTTTCTGATGAGCATTTGTATCGCGCACGCGCGATGTTCCACATTTCCGGTTCGATGTGTGGTAGAGTGATTGTTGTCGTAAGGGATACGACAAGAAAGGCAGTAGAGATGGATAACAACAACAACGACAAGGAGACATTTCTCTTTGAGTTCATCAACGAGGACTTTGGTAATGTTGATGCTCCTCTTATGGAGAAGATAGATGTCACTCTTGAGGTGGGCGAACTAGGTTTCCTAGTCAAGTTGCTAGAGGAGATACACTCTGCTATGGTTAATGCCGTAGAGGGTATCGCTCATGAGGACATCCCACAAGAAGTAGGGTTTAAGGGGCTTAGCCTCGAAATCATCCTTCGTAGGCTTAGTAGTTTCTTTAATGAGAACTACGGTCATGTCATTGAGGACATCGCTATCAAGGATGCCGTAGATGAGGCGCAGGAGTTTTTACAAGGGTTTTAATCGCTTCATCGGGGGGTGGGATTCCACTAGGTTTCTCACCCCCCACCTTTCCAAGTTCTAGGTGGCGTTAGGGGTTACTCTCTTTCCCCCGACCGCCCCACCCCCCATTGGTCGCTTATCCCTTTCAGACCGGTGGGGGGTTTCTCTTTGCCGGTGTCACCGTCATCGCGCAAGATTTTTGCTATCGCGCGTGCGCGATGTGTCAAAAGTTTGGTGTGTTTTGTGGTAGTGTTTTCATCGTAAGGGAAACACCCATACAAGAAAGGTAGTTATGTCAGAAAAAATGAAAGTGGAGTTGGGCGATGGTAACGCTTTCTCCATACTTGGGGCTTGCTCTACCGCTATGAAGCGGGCGGGTCGCTACGATGAGTGGAGTGAGTTCCACGCCGAGGCTACGGCTGGAGACTACGATGCTCTGCTCCGTACCGTTATGGAGTGGTTTGATGTCGCTCTCGAAAGCGAACGCTTTGAGGATGACGATTTCGATGATGAGGATGGTGAATAATGAAGTTCCGCATGAAGGTTCTAGTGGCTCTCTGTGTGGCGGTTACGCTCTGTACCGGCGTAGTCTCTCGCGGTCAGGAAACGCTTGGCATTACGCTGGATAAGTGGTGGCACTATGGGGATGTTGCGACATCGGTACTCATCGGGTATCTGTTTGTCTATCCGTTCCTGTTGCTCATCGAACAGCGCAAGACGGTGCTTGCTCAACGAAAAGCCCTAGCGGTAGCGAAGCATTACGAGTTGGCTAAGACCAACTACTAAGACTTGGGGGCGGGCTACGGCTCGCCCCCATTTCTTTGCCCCCTGTCAAGACATCGCGCACGCGCGATGCTCTTTTCGGCGGGCTGAGATAAGATAGAGTATGACTATGTGGAGATACAAAGTAGAACTAACCAGCCAAGAACTAACTATTATCCAACACGCTCTCAATGCTTACAGCAGAGCCACCAGCGAACCAGCGCAGGAGATTACAGAGGTGTTTGAGTACCTTAGTGATGACCAAGAAAGATACACCATCAGCCAAGTTCGCTTGCTGGCTCGCAGTATTCAGAGCAACTACACCGAAATCGAGGAGTAGGGGGCAGTATCGCGCAAGGTTTTAGGCATCGCGCACGCGCGATTTGACCGATTTGGGGTTTGGCTGGTAAGATGGATGTTGATAGGGAAACTCCCTAGACGAAAGGAAAGTATGGGTCTTGACCAATACGCATACGCAGTACGCCCTAACAAGGCAAACACCGATTTCTCCTATGTTCGTGAGAGCATCGAACAAGTGGGTGAGAACGACACGATTACGACAGAGAGTTATGTCCAAATCTCTTATTGGCGTAAGCACCCTAACCTTCAGGGCTGGATGGAAGATTTATTCTATCAGAAGGCATCGGCGCAGGGCTACCATGCGGAGCAGGGCTTTAACTGTCAGCCTATCCGACTTACTTGGGATGACCTCAAGGAACTAGAGAGCGCGGTGCTGGGCGAGGCACTACCCTCTACTGAAGGCTTTTTCTTCGGTGAGAGCCAACCGGAAGATAGGGAAGATGACCTCAAGTTTATTGCCGAGGCTCGCAAGGCGATGTCCGGTGATTACGAAGTCTATTACGATAGTTGGTGGTAATGGCTGGAAAGATGGGGCGGGCTTCGGCTCGCTCCATTTTTTTGCCTACCCCGCCGTCATCGCGCAGGAACATCGCGCGTGCGTACATCGCGCAAGCGCGATGCTTGATTTCTGTTTTTCTTTGAGGTAGAAGCAAAAACTCTCGGAGATTTCTGGAAAGTTTGTGAAGGGCATTCTTATCGCGCAACTTTTTTTCTATCGCGCACGCGCGATGTGCCTCGATTTTGATTTCGGATGTGGTAGGGTTCTACCCATCGAAGTTCTTTGCGAAGTGATTTGCTAAGTGCTAAGAGATGTGGTACTGTTTCATCGGCTAAGGGAAACTCCCGAAGCCAACTACTAGAAAGGTAGTCGTAATAATGGAAAACAATAACTTGCCTATGGCACAATGCTGGCAGGACTTTGAGGATGTAGTCAATGCGGGTATTAACCGTATTATCCTTTTTGGTCCAACCGGAACCGGAAAGACCTATGGTGGTCTTACTATGGGTATCAACGAAGCCGGTAGTCACCGTCTTATCTGCTCCGAAGAAATGACGAGCGCAGATGTAACCGGCTCATGGATGCCGAACGCTAACGGTGGCTTTGAGTACCTTTTGGGATACGCATCGAAGGCATGGATGGGTAATGGAACTAAGGGCGCACGCCTCGTTATTGACGAGTGTGACAAGGCATCCGGCGATGTTTCATCCCTTCTGTTGGCGATGACCGATAGCGAAGCATCGGCAACTTTGGAACTACCTACCGGCGAAGTCATTAAGCCGTTGGATGGTTTCTCTGTCGTGATGACTAGTAACATCGAACATCCTGACGATTTGCCGGTGGCTTTGCGTGACCGCTTTCCTGTGGCTCTCGAAATCAACGCCCCGCACCCGAACGCTCTGATGACTTTGCCGGAACGCTTGCGGGTCGTGGCATCGGCAGTAATCACCGCCGAGCCAAGCCGTAGGGCATCCATCCGAGCCTTCTACGCTTTCGCTACTCTCGAAGCGCAGATGGACACCGAACGAGCCGCACGCCTCTCCTTTGGCGAGCATCGTGGTGAGGCTGTCGTGGATGCCTTGCGAGCATCGGCGAGTTAATCGCCCGAACTGTCGGGGCGGGGTCGCAAGACCTCGCCCCTTCATTTCGCCCATGATGGTATCATCGCGCAAGATTTTTGGTATCGCGCACGCGCGATGTTCCCATCGGTGGGCGTGGGATGTGGTAGTGTTTCATCACTTAGTTAAATGACTAAGTTTCTTATGAAAGGTAAGAACATGGAAAAGCAAGAGACAGTAGTGGCATACCCCGAAATCGCTTTAGCGGTTCGGCGGGATGTTCAGACTTACGAGCCAATAGCGGGCTGGAAAGTTAGCGATGGCGAAGGCAGTACCAACTTTGCCAATCGCACCGTTAGCACACCCGCTAATGGTGAAACGGCGCGGGTACTACGCGGGCGTGAGATGGTGCGAGCCAACATCTCGCCCCTTAGTAGTGAAGCGATTACGGCTGTGGCAGATAAGCGCGGGGTAGGGGAAAAGACCCTAATGGCGGTAGAGCAGTACCGTCTTAACCGCGTTTCATCGGGTCGCGGTTTTGACACTACCGAAATCGTTACCGGCTACGAAAAGCAAGCGGGCGAGGACTTAGCAGAACGCGGTACTCGCAAGGCTCACGATGAAGCCATCCTTACCGGAGCATCCCTAGCCGGTACTAAGGCGTTCGCCAAGTTCGCATCAGGGCTTAAGGCGGGCGGGCAACCGGAGTGGGCAACCGAAGTGCGGGCTATTCAGGCGAAAATGAAAAAGTCGTGGAAATGGCACGATGCCGATACTCTCGCCAACGGTGAGATTTATGAGTTAAGCGATGACGGTATCGAAGCCCCCTACGGTTTTGTGGCTCACACCGGAGCGTTGGCTAAAGAGGTAGAAAAGCACCTACTAGGCGAAGCGCAGATGCCGGTAGGCGAGTTCTACGGCAAGGGCGGGGTTCGCTACGAAGTGGGTAGCGGGGCAGATGTGTTCGCTCCCCTGATTTGGAAAACAGACCTACCCCTTAGCATCCGTAGCAAGGGCAACATCCATGCCAAGAAGCGGGCGATAAATAGTGGCGGTGCGGTGCGGTATCCATCCCGCCTAATCACCGATAGCGAAAGGCGCATCTTTGCCATCAAGCGCAAGGCTAAGGGCGGTATCGTGGTGATTGACATTTCAGGCTCAATGAGTTTGGATAGCGATGACTTAGACCGCATCCTAGACCACGCGCCTAATGCCACCGTCTTTGCCTACTCGCATCTCCCGCACGACAAGACCAACAAGCCTAACGCTTTCATGTTGGTCAGGGATGGTAAGCGGGTAGCCCCCGAAGCCCTAGCGAACCTATCCAATGTTGGCAACGGTGTAGATGCTCCCGCCCTAGACTTTGCCATCTCTATCAAGAAGGGCAACGAGCCTATTGTTTGGGTCTGCGATGGACAAGTCACCGGCTCCACCGATAGGGGTAGCGATGATTTGACGGAAATCGTAGCCAAGATGCTTTGGCGAAACGGCATTATCCAAGTGCCGGACACCGAAAGGGCTATCGAAGCCCTAAAACAGCCCGCTAAGGCAAGCGTTAATAAGCGTTACTACGGCAGGGTAGGGCGTGAGGTCGAAGCCATCCGCAAACGCGGTAGGCGGTAAAGGGGAAAAGGTCAGGGAAATAAGTGGCATCACCTTTCTGCCCGCCCACTCATCATCCCCGAAAGGGATGGTGAGTGGGTTTCCCGCTACCTCTCCCCCCAGCATCGCGCATAGCGTCATCGCGCATACGCGATGATTGACAAAGTTAAACAGGTGTGCTACGGAGTTCCGAAGTTTTCGTGGGAACTTTCTGATGAACTTTTGTATCGCGCAAGCGCGATTTGACAGATTTCATTTCGGTCTGGTAGGGTTCTGGGGTAAGGATTTACAACACATAGATAGGAATAACAATGGCAACAGTAGTTAATAATCGTATGTTCTACATTGACAACAATGGGAACACCGGAGAAGCGTTTGGTATGGTGCTTTTCGATGTTGATACGATGACACCCGAAGAACAGGCGGAGTACGAAACGATGAAGGAAGATGGGGACATCAAGGGCATCCGTCAATGGGCGTTAAAAAAGACTCACGCCCTAGATGCTCTCGAAGGTTTCCGCTACATCACCTCTAAGCCTATCAAGCAAGTAATGACAGGTAAGGGCGGTACAGCAATCAGTCACCTCATCAGAGGCAATAAGTAAGCATCCCCTAGATTTGCCCCTATCGGCTTTGGCTGGTGGGGGCTTTTCTTTTGGCTTGTTTTGGAGCATCGCGCACTTGCGCGATTTGCCGCTATTTAGGGGGTCATCGCGCAAACTTTTCTTTTTCGTTACGCTTGCGGGGAAACCGCCCATTTTTCGTGGAAACTTTCTGATGAAACAATGTATTCGATGAAAATAGAATAGAATAATGGTGCATTGGTGGTGCATCGTGCGCGTACGCGAGGCAGACGAGGGCGTGGTAGCGTGACTTTACGATGACTTCACAACTGCTTTTAACTCATTATCCAATAACAATGTATTTGACATCTGACTGCCATTGTGCTACCGCATCGAGTATGGCATCTCTCCATACCCCTTTAGATACCTATCTAATGCTTTCTATCCTTAGTATCCTCTCTCTCTATGGTTACTATGTTGATGACTCGTATGGGGCTATGAGGGGTGTATCCTAGTGCCTTGACTTAGGGCTATCCTGTCGAGTGCTATGACCTAGAAGGTACTTTTGCCCCCCCCGAAAAAAAATCGGAAGGTATGACTTGACATGACCCGATAGAGTGTGTATCGTCATAGTACCTAGATGAAAGAAGGTAGTAAAATGACAATGGAAGAAACTTGGGAGAGCGTAGAATACGCTTTGTGCGACGCTAAGGCTGTGACTTGGGATGAGTGCCACAAGATTTATGTGTTAATGGATGATGAGCAAGTCGCAACAATGACCGACTACGGTTATGACCCCATTTTGCCGGTTAATGCGAGCAATCAAGACAAGATTCTTACCACCCTTCAGGAGTGGTACGAGAACAGTTGTAGTCTGCGCTTTATTAACTCCGTTAGAACCGTCAAGGAAAACCCTAACGAGGGATTTTGCGATTTGATTCCACAGTTTGCCGACGAAAGCGAGGAATAAAATGGAAACGAAAATAAAAGTGCGGTTGCGTAGTGATGTAGGGTTCGATACTATTTATGCGCTTGATACAAGCGAGGTCGAAGAAGGCGACACTTATGAGCCTTTGTGTGCCGAGGATTTCGCTAATGTGGAAGCGCACTTTACGGATGACTACGGACACACCGCTTTGCTTTATTACAAAAACGACGAAACTAGGATTTTGATGGCTGACAGCATTGACCTAGAGTTTTACACCGAGGGGGAATAATGGAAGCGAAGTACAAAATGGTTACACTTGCCGACCGGCTGAACTCTATCCATTGTTTGATACAAGACATTGAGCAGTCCGGACTTAGTGACGCTTTTACCGAAGATGAGTACGAAATGATTTACGATGGGTTAGAAGAAGCCCGCGATTTCTTTGAGAAAGAAGGTATGTAATGGAAACAACAACGAAGTACGAAATCACCGTCACCGAGGTTTGGGATGACGATGCCAACGAGAACAAGGTGACTATCACTATCGGACTTATCGAGCCCGATAACACCCACGCTGACTACAAGCCAGCGAGCATCACCTTTTGCGATGACGGAATACACGCCTACTACTTTCAGGAGTATCTGAACGGTTTGACCTTCGACTTTTGGCAACAGAATAACCTAAACACCGATTTAACGAAAGCGAGTGAATAATGAAGTATCTGATTAGAGATTGGGCAGACAACATTATGTTCGATGCTAAGGAGTTTGACAGTTTTGAGGAAGGTTGGGCGTTTCTTTACGAGACCATGCCCGAACCTGACGAAAACAGCCCCGATTGGATTGACGGTTGGTATGACGATGTGTTTGTCATCGAAAAGGGCTACCATGTGACCGGTAAGAAAGAACAAGGAGAATAACAATGTCGAAAACTTTTCTAGCCAGCGATGGTAGTTGGGGTGACGCGAACGGACTGCTTATGTTCGATTTCACGAAACTCCCTGAAGAACTTTCTAATCTGCTGATGGATGACCCCGAAACGGCCTACGATGTAATAAACGAGTGGCTAAACGGCGAGGTGGTAGGATACTTTAGTTATGATTGTCAGGATGATGGTTATTGTACCTACGGTTGTGGGAAAGTACCGACAATGCTTTGCGCCGGTTGTATGGGCGAAGTAGTGCCGGACAACTACCACCCCATTACGCGGATGGATGGCGAGGACTTTCTAGCCGGTATCTGCGACAAATGCGACGAGGCGTTCTAATGCCACTCCATCAGTTCGCGGTTATTTACAACTCAGAGACCGGTCATTGGTATGCCGACAGCGACCCATCTGAGGGGGTCTATGACGCCGAGACTTACGAAAAGTACGGACATGAGGCGATGATGTCAATCGCAGAAGTAGATGCCGAGATTTACAGCACCCTTTTGACAGCACTACAAAACTTAAACAAGGAGTAAAATCGTGCCGATGGCCATTAAGTTCATTGTCGGGGCAAAAGACCTACAAGTCTTTGCCGAGTACGATAACATCGAAGAAATCACCGAGTCGGAAATCGAGAAGGCTTGCCGAGAGTTAGATTGGGATGCCGTAGAGGAAGAAGTGCGCGGTATCGTTTATAATGCGGTGTTGGAAATCCGAGGTGAGCGTGACTAGCGCGCAAGCCGATTGGTTTAGAACTATTTTCTAACCCCAGACGGTCGGTCTATCGTGCATGGGTGCGCCTGACTCAACCTGCTGCGGTATTCGTGAAGTTTTTCTGATGAGAAAATGTATCAGCGCGCAATGGCCCAGA